CGAGCATCTCCGACACTTCGGAGTGCAACAGCGCGATGTCGTCGCCGACCGTGCGGTCATCCTCGAACCAGCCGTTCGCCTGGTTCACGGCGAAGACGTCCGCCTCGGCATAGCCGAGCGCTGTCGCGAACGACGCCCGGGTGGCGTAATCGCGGTCAGCAAGGGGGTTGTTCATGTCGTGCTCCTTCTGCCTCAGATGAGGCCGTTGGCGCGGAGGAGCTCCTCCGCTTCCGCCCAGTTCTGGGCGAGGTTGATATAGACCTGGCGACCCTCGCGCTCCTCGGCACGCTGGGCGTCGAAGAGCGCGGGGTCGAGCACGCTGCGGATCTCGTCCTGGATGATCGCCACCAGGCGCTCGGGCGAGACCGCGTCAAGCTCCCATGAGCTCGAGCCGTACTTCGCGAGGTAGCTCGAGGCCCGCGAGTCCGTCACCTTCGCCGGGTTGGGCGGCGGGTTGAGCTCGCGGATCTGCGGCATGTTCAGCGCCAGGCGCCGCACCTCGATCTCATCCTCGGCGAACAGCGACAGACGCTCCTGGATGTCGCGCGTCATGTCGATGCCGGACGGGTCGTGGTCGCCGAGGTGCAGGATCAGCGGCTCCTGGCCCTCGTCGATCGCATCCCGGAGGCGTTGGCCGGCGGCCCACATCTCCGACTGGGAGACGTAGCCCTTGCAGGCGAAGTAGCCGACGCGGAAGCTGTTCGCCGCGCGCTCGGCCACCTCCTCGAGGGCCTGCTTCTCGACCCAGATCTCGACGCGGCGATCCTGCCCCTTCCACAGATCCAGCGAGTGGGTGTACTGCAGGTAGCGGATCTGCGCGTCCATCTCCGGCGCTTCGGTGCCGAGCCAGCCGACGCCGTGCGCCTCGCGCCCGCGGTCCTCGATGTGCGACCAGTCGATCATGCCGTAGAGGCGGGCGTCGTTGATCACAGAGCCGAGCCGCTTGTAGCTCTGCTCGCTGTTGGGGAACGCATCGCGGGCGATGAACTGGTAGTACAGCTGCCGGAGCGTGAGGTTGAATCCGCGAGCCTTGTAACTCGTGGCGATCTCGTCAGCCAGAGCGATGATCTTCAGCGACTCCTCGCTAAAGCGCTTCGAGCCGAGGTAGTTGATATAGGGCACGTGCTCTCCTTCCAGGGTGTTCAGTAGTCGCCGAGTCGGCAGCGACGGAGGATCTCGCGTTTGGGCACGCCCTCACGGAGCCATTTCTTCACGAGGTTCCCGCCCCGCCTGTTGCAGTCGCCGCAGGCGGGGCGGATATTGCCGCGGGCGTAGGTGCCGCCGAGGATGCCCGGAATGATCCGGTCAGCTTGCAGCCACGAGTACAGCAGGACGTCGCCGCACGAGAAGCACACGCAGGAGATCCCGTCACCGAAGTGCCGGAGCAGCCAGAGCTTGCGGATTCGCCGCTCGGACGCGGAACCTCGGACGTTCGTGTTCGAGGTTCCGCGCTTGCAGAGCCCGTTCGCGTCACGCCTCGTTGGCACGGCGCTTCCGATCTGCGGCGACACTCTTCTGTAACTTCGCGAGGCGCTCCTCGCTCGACAGCTTGACCTCTTCCATCGGGCCGTGGTCGACCTCGGAGTCGCACGTGCAGAGTGCGTGCTGCTTCGTGGCCGGGTGGATGATGCGGTGTCGACCCGGCCGAGCCTCTTCGGCCGTCGGCTCGCGCATCTCCTCAGCCTTGCGCTCGAGGTAGGCGACCTGCGCCGGTGTCAGCAGGTCGCGGTTCTGCTCAAGAACCACCTCCGGCGGCGTCGGCCCATCGAGGAGCGCCTGCTTCTCGTGCTCGTCGGGGCGCAGGTACGCGCCCTCGTCCGGCTCGACGGTCACGACGGTCTCAGGAAGTTCGTCGGCGTCAAATCCTTCAGAGCCATCCATTGGACCACCGACATGCAGCATCGATTCACCGGGTGAATCGGGCCCCTCCGAGGGCGCCGTAGTGGACGGTCCGGCGCTCTCCTCGGAGGGGGGCTCGGTCGGCTCGGGCCGCACAGCCGGGGCTACCGGCTCCTTCGCCCACTCGCCGGAGATCTCGTCGACCTTCGCCTGCACCTCGGGCAGGACGTCGAGCTCGACGACGGAGATGCGGCCGTTCTTCCAGCCGACCATGCCGCCGCCGACGATCGCACCCTCGACGCCCTTGAGCAGGCCGCGGGCCTGCTCCTTCATGGCCTTGCCCCGGTTCTCGAGCTTGCGCCCAGCGATGTACTCGATCGATGCGCGACGGATCTCCGGGTCGTCGATGTACTGCATCGGCGCCCAGTCCGAGCCGCCCCAACAGGCGAGCCGGCGGGGGCACTGGACCTTCTCGCTGAAGCAGTACGACGGCACCTGATCACGGAGGTGATGCGCCATGTGCGGCTGCCCCGCCTCGATGCCCGCCTGAGCGTTCAGGATCTCCTGCAGCCGCCGCTGTGCGAGCTCGACGTAGTTGAGCACGGTCTCCCACGGCACCACGACCGCGATGAAGGTCTGCTCGCCACCGACACGGTCGTAGTAGACGATCCGGCCCGACGCGCCCTCCTGCAGGATGCCCAACTGGACGGCGCCGTAGACGTAGAGCGAGATCTGGATGTAGTAATCCAGCTTCACGCCGCCCTCGTACTGCACGGAGCCGAAGGCGCCGGTGCCCTTGAGGTCGACGATCACGCCGTTGCGCACGAACATCAGGTCGACGGCACCAGACACCGAGATGCCGATGGTGTCGAGGTAAGCCGTGATTCGGCGCTGAGTCTCAGCGCCCAGGCGCTCGCCGAAGATCCGCTCGAGATCCTCGCCCATCACGGTGCCGACGTGCGCGGCGGTGTGCCAGTGCGTGTCGGGGAGGAAGGTTGAGCGGTCCTCGAAGATCTTCGCGCGCACGAGCTCGCGGCACCCGCCGATCTCGCTCGGCCCGATCTGCATCTGCTGCGAGCGGGGTCGCTCGTTCTGGTCAGCGATGACCGCCTTGAGCAAAGCATCCTCAAGGATGTGGTCGCGGATGAGCTCAGCCATCCTGACGCCCCCAACCCTCAAGGTCGGGACGTCCGTCGCCCGGCCCCTGGTCGTCAACCTTCATCATGCCTTGCATCCGGTTCTTCAGCGCGTCGGTTGCGCCGGGCTGAAGGCTCGGCGCAGGTCCGCCCATCTGCTGCGGAGGCTGGGGGTAACTCCCCTGCGCCTCCGCGCGCGCCTGCTGGTTCATCTCCTGGACCTGTTGAAAAGCCTGTGGAAAACGCTGATCCTGCGGCGGCCGCTCGACGGGCGGCTGCTGCAGCGAGTAGGGATCCTGCCCCATCGCCGCGAGTGCGGCGTCGGCCGTGCTCGGCGGACCGGCCGGTGCGGCGGGCGCAGTGGGTTCACTGCTGCCGAATGCGGCCTGCTCTGCCCAGCCCTCGTCGACCGACTTCTCGGCGGCGATCGTCTCGTGAGACGGCTGTCGCGGCGCGGTGACCTGCGCCGCCGGCTGCCCATTGACCGGCTGCCAGTCGAACAGCTGCCCCTGTTCCAGCTGGATCGTGTACTGGCCGTGCGGAGCGACAGACCCGCCGTTGTAGAGGCCGAGGCCGAAGCGATCGCCGAGGTTGATCAGCGAGCGTCGCAGAGCGTACGACTCCACCGAGGTAAGCGCGAGCGCGCGCGCCTCCCCGCGGTTGGGCTGGGGTGCGGACTCTTCGAAGTGGTGCTCGAGGTAGGTGGCGACGGGCATACCCCACAGATCTCGAATCGTAACGCGCACAGCGCCCTCGTATCCCACGATCCAGTAGGCGCCGGACCCAGAGACCTTCGGCTGCTTCGATTTGAAGTCCTTTGGCCAGCGCGGGTCGCTGTCGACGAGGCGCTCCTCGTAGTCGCAGCGCATCATGGTCACCTCGGAGTCCCAGTTGCCGTAGCCGAAGATGCGGTTCATCTCGGCGCGCGCCTGGTGCTGCGAGAGGTACGACATCTTGTTTTTCTGGGCGACGTACAGCTGGTTGATCGACTTCACGAGCTCTTCCATCTGCTCAAAGGTGAGCATGCCGCGGCCGAGCTTGTGGGCGTACTGGATCTGGGGCGGGGCCTGGCGGGGAACACGGATCCACTGAGGCTGCTGGTCGGTCATGACTTCTCCTTCCGTCCGCGACGCCGGCGCATGTACGCGGCGTTGCGGTCTCGTTTACAGGTCAGGCAGCGGCGCTTGCCGTCGCTGCCGATGTAGGTGTTCTCGGGCGTGTACTCGTGCTTCTGGGGGCAGTGGGTTTTGCTCGCGTTGGGAGTTGCGCCCGGCTTGCGCCGCGAGTCTCGCAGGCAGGTCAGACACCGGTAGCCGCGGCTGTTCGGCGGGGCCTCGTTGCCCTCGTAGGCGTGACCCTGACCACAGTGCGTTCGCGCACTCTTCCGGCCGACGACGACGTCAAACAGGTGGGGATTGACGTTGCGTTCGTCCACCCCCTCGCGCTTCCACATGCGCTCGTGGTATTCGAGCGGTCGGATGAGCTCGTTGTGGAGGTGGCGGTGCAGGTCGATCGGCAGGCCGTCGACCAGGACCACGACCCGGCCATCCTTGCCGTACGCCCAGTCGGGGAGGATGAGCTCGCTGTTCGGGCGCCGCAGCACCGCCTCGTAGATCGCGGCCTGGACATCCTCGTCGAGGATCATGACGTCGGAAGCTCGAGCCCGTCGAGCGCGCGGAGGTGTGTCTGCGGCATCGACTTCTCGTACGGCTTGCCGAGCAGTCGGGCCCCCATCATCGCGAGGCCGGTCGCATCAGCCTCGTCGTTGTTCGCGATCGGCGCTTCGGCGTAGCGGCGAACGAGGGCCATCGCCACCTCGTCCTTCTCGTGCTTATTGCCACGGCCGGTGGCGTAGATCTTGAGCTTCGAGACGTTGATCTGCAGGACGGGGATCCCCTCCCCCAGCATGGCGTCCACGATGAACCACCAGAGTGCGGCCCGGTCGGTAGTCGACCCTCCGGGGGTGCCGAAGGCGACATCCTCGATGCACACCAGGAGCGGCCACTCCATGTGGTCGCCCAGCGAGCCGCGCACCTCGTCACGGAGCGTTATCAGTCGCTCGCGCCGCATCCGGAGTGGTTCATCACGCTTGCCCTTGCGACCGAACGACCGGGTCTCGACCTGCGCTGTGCCGTCGTCGTTCATGCCGACGAAGCTGACGCCGGTGCGTTGCAGGCTGACGTCGATGCCCATGACCAACGGTGAATCCATCGTGTTCTCCTTCCAAGAGACGTGCTGATCTGTCCGAGCCGCGGCCCTCCCTGGGGAAGAGGGCCGCGACCCGCACGGATCAGAACGGAGTGTCGTCGCCGTACTGGCCGGGCTGGGGCCCCGGCTGTACGCCCTGCTGGGGAGGCTGGGCGTATCCCTGCTGCGGCTGCTGAGGAGGGTACCCCTGCTGCTGCGGCGGGTATTGGGCAGGAGCACCCTGCTGCGGCTGCTGGGGCGGGTAGCCCTGCTGCGGCGGGTAGCCCTGCTGAGGCTGCTGCTGCGGCGGACCCTGCTGGCCGCCGTACTGCTGCTGGGGCGGACCCTGCTGGCCGCCGTACTGCTGGCCACCCTGGGCCTGCTGCTGGCCGCCGCCCTGCTGCCCCTTCGTGGCTCGCGTGACCTGCGCCGTCGCGTACTTCAGCGACGGCCCGATCTCGTCGACCTCAAGTTCGATGCTCGTGCGATCGTTGCCGTCGCGGTCCTGGAACGAGCGCTGCTTGAGCTCACCCGACACCATGACGCGGGTACCCTTCGTGATCGAGCCGGCGATGTGCTCGGCGAGCTCGCGCCAGGCGGAGCAGCGCATGAAGATCGCCTCGCCGTCCTTCCACTCGTTCGACTGTCGGTCGAACGAGCGCGGCGTGTGCGCCACCGTGAAGTTCACGACGGGCAGACCGTTCTGCGTGTAGCGGAGCTCGGGGTCGGCGGTCAGGTTGCCGACGAAGAGCAGGACGTTATCTTTCCCTGCCATTGGTTCTCCTTCCGGGAGAGTCAGGCACCGAAGGTGGTGCGGTGGATTTCTACGGCGTGGGCTGCGATCTTCGCAGCCACGTCCGACATGTCGGGAACCTCGGTGCGGCGGACAGGCTCATCCGGGCCCGTCCAGCCAGGTGCCACTTCAATCCCGAACTCGTGGGACACCTCGGTAAGTGCCCCGTCCGTGTCGATCTGGACGCGGATCCTCATGTGATGACCATCCCTGGGTTGTTGGCGAGATGCCACGCCTGACGAACCAGCGCACTGAGCTCCTCCTGAACTTCGGGCGCCGGCACGTCATCGATGCTCTCGGCGACGAACGTCGCGCCGAGCTCACCGTCCTCGTTCAGCGTGACGATGATGGCCCCGGCGATGAAGAGATCGTCGGGGAGGTGCGGGAGGTTGAGGTATCCCGCGTTGCGGTCGTAGGACCGGTCGGTCATGCATGCTCCTTCCAAAGCGTATAACGCTATCGTACCCGGTGGCCCACCTTATGCAAGTGACCGACTGCGCTGTGATCCACGCGCTCGCACGCTCCTGCAGAACGAGATCTGGCACGGCCGGTTCGGTACCAACTCGTTCCAGAGATCCTCGAACTCCCGCTCGATGCGCCACCTCCGATTCTGCTCGCCGTACTCGAGGTAGCCGGCGGCTTCCAGCTGGTCGGCCGCGCGGACGACGACGCCCACTGGGACGCTGAGGCGAGCGGCCACGACCTCAGCCGTGGTCCATCCCTCGAGGATGCGGTAGAGCAGCCCCACCTTCAGGGTCAGCTTTGCGTCCATGTCCGCTCCTTCAGAGTCTCGGTGTACGTCCACCCTCGGTTGAGCAGATCCACCACGGTCGCGACGGCGAGGCCCGTCCGCTCGGCCACGGCTCGGGCCATCTCCATCCGCTTGCCGGACTGGCGACCGCGGACCAGATTCTTGAAGCTGGCAGCCTTGGCGGCTCCTGGCGTGCCCGGCTCACCCGGTGCGCCGAAGTGCTGGGTGTCGAGATCCTGGCTCATGACGGCGCCCCGACGAGGCAGAGAGCGCCGAGGGCGATGAGCCCGAGCGCGACCGTGGCCACCCAAAAGCCGGGGTCGCGGCGCAGCGGCCGCGGTCGGGGGACGAGCCCCTTCGGCAGGTCGTTCACGAGAGGCCCACCCGACGACGGTCAGCCTCGGCCTGCAGGTCGGAGATCCGGATCGCGAATGCGGCGTCCTCGGGATCGAGAACCGGAGCGACCGTGCCGATGAGGAGCTCGATGAGATCCGCATCATGCTCGGCGATCCACTTCCGCAGAGCGGCCGCGACATCCTCCGGCGCCATCGCCAGCCCTTCGTTGATCGCCGCCATCCGGATAGAGGCGAGCGCATCCGCCGGCGACTGCTGCTCCTGCAGCTTGCGCGCCTGTGCCTGCGTCACGTGCTGGACGCGCGCCTCTGGCAGCAGGCTCTCCGCATACTCACGCAGGCTCTTCTGTACAGACATGATCGTTCCTTTCGTCAGCACGTGGGGTGCTTCGGTTCGCCCGCTGCGACGAGCGCAGGGGACAGCGGGTAGCCGCAACCGCGGCAGAGGTTGGGGTCGTGCTCGGGCTCCTCGTGCGCGCGCCCGCGTGGGGGTGTCATAGGTGTCATAGTTGTCATTCCTGCCGGAAGAGTGACAGGTATGACAGGTGTGACACCCCCACGCGCGCGAGAGGTGTCACTCTCGGGCATCACGGCCTGGTACTGGCCGTAGGCGGGCTTCTCGACCAGCCCTCTCGAGACGAGGCGCTTGAGGTTTGCGGCCACCGTGTTCGCCTTCGTGCCATCCACGGCGAAGTGCTTCGTGAGATCCTGCGACGACACTGCGCGGCCACTGAAGCTGCGGAGGTACTCGAGGATCTCGTTGGCCAGGTCGCCGTACTTCGTCCGCTCGCCCTCGTGGTTGATCAGGTCGCCGACGCTCTGCGCCGAGTCGCCCTCCCAGACCACGCGACCGACGTCGGTGAGCGCGCCCTCGTCGGTCATCTGCTGGGTGATGTCGAGGCGATAGCGGAACGATCGTCCCGCCTGCCCCGAGTTGATCTTGTCCAGCGTCATCACCGTGCAGTCCGCCTCTTCGTCGCGTGCGAACAGCATGACTGCTCGAGCGGCATCGCGCCAGGCGTGAGAGCCGGAGATCATGTCGGACTGCGAGCCGCCGCCCTTGCGGAAGTGTGCAATGCCGAGGACGGAGACGCCGAGCTCGCCGGCCATCTGGTTCAGCGGGTCCATGACCTGCCGCACCTCGGCCATCTTGTCGTTGTCGCCGCCGCCCAGCGTGCTCGTGATCGGGTCGATGATCAGCAGCTTCGCGCCGGTCTGGCGGATTGCCTCACGGATGAGGGGCATGTCCTCCGGCAGGCGGGGCACGACGTCACCGCCGAGCTCCTTCGAGTGGATGGCCAGGAGGTGGAAGCGCTCGCGGTCTGCGCCGTTCGCATCGACACGGGGGATCACGACCTCTTCGGGTGAGTCCTCGTGGCTGACGTAGAGCACGGATGCGCCGTCACCGTGAAGCTCGCCAGCGAGCTCGCCGCGGTTGACCTGGCCTGCGAGCCAGATCGCGAACGTTGACTTCGCCACGCCGCCTCGCCCGGCCATGATCGTGACGGCGGAGAGCGGGATCATCTTGTCCCAGAGGAACCGCGTGCGCCGCGACTTCATGTCGCTGAGCGAGCGGAGCGACAGCGCGCGGGCGGGCTCTTCGCGCGGCTGCGTGAGCTCCTCGTCGCGCGGCAGTACCGCGGGCACGAGCTCGCTGAGGCTGCCGCCGTTGAGCCAGATGTCGTCGACCGACTCCTTGTGCGTCGGTGCCATCCAGACGCCTTGCACCGTGGCCAGGCCGCTCAGACGTGACACGAGCCGGGATGCTGCAAGGAGCCCCGGCTCATCGTTGTCGGCGATGATGCGGATGTACTTTCCCCCGAGCGGGGCAAGGTCCACCTGGCCCACGCCGGCGGCACCGCCCGGCCATGTTGTGACGCAGCGCTCGCCGAGGCGGAGCGCTGCGTCCACGCATTTCTCACCCTCGACCAGCACGACCTCGGGCGAGGTCTCGATGGGGGCGGAGTCGGGGTGGCGGTAGAGGCTGGTCACCTCGGGCTTGTTCTGTTGGAAGACCTGCTTGCTGTCGCGCGTCCGCTTGCGGGTGACGCGGTGGCCGCCGCCATAGTCGTAGACGGCGCGGCCCTTCTCGTCGAAGAGATCCTCGAGCGTGAGGCCGAGGCCGGTCGCGATGTCGCCAGCGGGGCAGTCCATCGAGTGGCACTTGAGCAGCACGCCCTGGTCGCCGACAGCGATGGAGAGGTTGAGGTCTTCGCCTCCGTGGCCGGGGCACCCTGCTCGAGCGCGGTCCCGGCCGAGCATCTTCAGCTTGTAGCCCCCTGCGTGGAGGGCGTCGATCACCTTGTCGAATGCGACGCCCATCAGACGTCGCTCCCACGTGTGAGTGAGTGCATGTGTATAACCTTTCGGCCCGTTGGGCTTGCCAAAGAGAGCCCCGAGCCGAGAGAATGGCCGCGAGGCAGTCGCGTGCTTTGAGCATAGGGGCCGTCCCACCTTGAGTCCAGACTCGGTGGGGCGGCCCCTCATCTTTAGCCGTAGCGGCGTCTGAAGATGGCCAGGGTGTCGATCGCTCGCATGATGGAGTCCTTCCGCTCGGCGATCTCTTCGTCCGCGCCGTCGGCGAGGAGCGTGTACTCCTCGTTGTCGTTGAACGTGAGCTCGCCGTCGCGGGTGAGTGTCACGCCGAAGTTCTCCTTCAGGCTGGCGATCTGCTCGTCGATGCCGCGGTCAGCGGCTTCGAGGAATGCCTGCGCCCGCTGCTTCGTGATACGGATCGGGGGCTTCTCTGCTGCCATGTCTGTCACCTCCTCTCGAGGCTCGAAGTCGTGGTCGTCATCGGGGTGGTGCTCGTGTGCCCACCACGCCCCGGTCGGCGATCGCAGGTATTCGCCGCGGCCACCGCACTTCACGCAGCGACCGATGATCATCAGGGTGCGACGTTCGTGAAGATGGCGTCCTCGTACTCGTACCCCGGGGACACCTGGAACGTGAGGCTCGCCGGGTCGGCGACACTGTACGCCTCGATCCACTCGATCGTCTGGCCGGGCAGCACGGCGCCCATCGGGGCGCCGACCAGGCCGTTGCCGGAGTCGAAGATCTGCGACGCACCCTGACCACCCGAGATCATCTGGCCGTACACGGTCGGCTCGTACACCGCCTGCGTTCCGTTGGTGACGACGATCCGGAACTGGACCTGCGGCTGTCCTTCGACGACGCCGGCGGCCCACTCGCCCGCCTGGTACGGCTCGACAGCCGAGACCGAGAGCGACATGCCGTCGTCCCAGGTCATCGCCTCGCCGAACGCGAGCAGGTCCAACTTCGGGGGCGGGGTGGGCTTCGGCTCTTCGGTCACCGGCGGCTGCGCGATGGACGCTTCGGGCGCCGGTGCCTCGGCCTGGCTCACCGGCGAGCAGCCGACGAGCGCGAGGATCAGGACGGATGCCGCGGCCAGCACGGCGATGGACTTCTTCATGGGTTCTCCTTCATCGAGCGAAGGCGGCCGCGGCTGCGACCACCAGGGTGATCATGCTGATATGCAGCACGAGGTATGGGCGGCGAGCACGCCGCATGCGGTGATACTCTGACATCGCTGGTTCTCCTTCCAACCTGAGTCGGCACAGGGCCTCGCGTTATCGGTGACGCGGGGCCCTTCTCTTGTCAGAGCAGCCGCAGCTGGTCGATGTTCCAGTCGATGACGTCCTTCAGATCGATGCCCTCTCGGGCTGCACGGTCCTTCGCCTGTGCGATCAGGCCCTCCGGAGCGACGACCTGAAGCTCGACCATCTGTGGGATCTCCTCGAGTGGGATTCCCTTGTCGACGTAGTCCTCGAGCCACTGACGGCCGACAGCCGACGCGCTCGGGAGCTTCGCGATCTCCGCAAACCTGTCGATCAGGTCACGGTCCTTCCGCTTCAGCCAGAAGCGCTTGCGCTTACCTGCTGCCATGACTCTCCTTCGGTTTGAACTGGGCGTACAGGGTCACGATCGTGCGGCCCTGCGTGTCGACGGCGACGCTCTTCCGGCGGACCCGGATCTCGCCGTCGTCCATGCGAAGCGCCTTCCGCTCCTTCAGGCGCACGGTCTGGATGGTCCGGTCGCTCACGCTGGCGAGCTCGCTGAGCAGCATCCAGGTCTCGGGTTGCTCGCGCAGCCGAGCGACGATCGCATCCCACGGGATGTTGCCGGAGCCGGCGGGACGGCCGCGCCTCACGATTCACCCGGTGAATCGCGCGGCGTCCACATCGGGACGTAGCTGTTCACGATGTCGGCTGTGCTCGGCGACGGCTCGAGCAGCATGAGGCAGATGCCGCACAGGGTCCGTGACTGGTAGTCGCCGATCAGCGGGTCCACCTCCATCGTCCGGCCGGTGTCGGGGTTGACGACCAGGTCACCGGACTCGCGCGTCGACTTCTCGCAGAGCGAGCGCTTGTCGCCGGCCACGTAGTAGTGCGGCCGGCGCGTGTAGGTGCCACGCTTCAGGCGCCGGGCGTACCAGGTGCCGCGGAGGTGGGGGCCATGCTTCTCGGGCCACTCGCTGATCGGCAGCGATGTGCGCACGCCGCTCGGGTCGACGCTCATCGCACGCTCACGTGGGGCTTGCCGGTGTAGTCCTGATAGGAGTCGTTGCGCGCTCGACGCACCAAGCACAACGGCCCACACGGGAAGTTGTTCATGTGCTGGCTGTACTCCCTCTCCGCCACCGCGTGACGCTCTAGCGGGGTTTCTGCCTGGTCCCTCTCGATGCGCTGCGGCGGATCACGCCAGACGATCGGATCATCCTGGGAAGTCGTCACCGAATCTCCTCTCCCTCTTCTGCTTACTCTCGGTGCGCGGCGGCACCAGGCCGCCGAGCTCTGTCTGCTGCCGGCCGAGGTGCTGCCGGTTCTGCGCGTCGAACACATCGATCACGACGTAGCCCAACTCGTCCTCATGCAGCCACAGCAGCACGGCGGGCGTGCCGTTCACGTCGAGGGTGATGCACCCAGTGTGGTTGGCCACACCGAGTGCACCCTCCTTCGTGATCTCCTTGCGCTTCGTCTCCCACTGCTGCAGCGCGATGCCCGCGAGCTCCTGCGCGCCGATCGAGACGGTGATGGACTGTCGAAGCTCAGCCACGGTGGCTCCCTCTCTTCGCGCATCGATGGCATGTGTCAGCCAGGGGTGGCTCGACGTCGGTGGTCAGCACGATCGAGTCGGCGATCACCTCGCCGACTCCGGTGCCGCAGACGCCGAGGTGGACACGGTCACTGGCGTCGGAACCCGGGACGACTGCGCGAGTCATGTGCCACTTCGCCGTCGGCCGGTCCACCCGGAACCAGGTGAGGTCAGTCATCGGGGAGCTCCCGCTCCTCGATAGTGACCCACGGCGTGCCGTCGAGCTCGTGCAGCGGAGTGTGCCACTCGTCCCAGCCCTCCACATCCTGGTGCTCGTGCACGTAGACGCTGATCGGGTCGTCGGCATCCGCGTACGAGAGGTAGAAGCCCTGGATCGCATCGCGAGCGTCAGCCCGCGCCTCCTCGAGGGTGCGCCCGACGATGATGATCGGCTCGAGCGAGTCATCGTCGAACTCGATGCAGCCGGCGAAGAGCTTCATCCCTTGTCCCCCCACTCGCTCCACTCCTCGGCCGCCATCTTGTCGGCGCGCTCGAGGAGTGCGTGCAGATCCCAGTTCTGGTGGTTGCACAGGTGGATCAGGTCGGTGAGCAGGTCGGCGACCGGCTGCCCCGGGTCGTCCGGCTCGTTGTCGTACGCCGCGAAGACGAGCTCGAGGCGGTAGTCGACGCGGTCGTATCCATCCTCGGGAACCTCCTCCGCCCGGTTGGTGAGAAGCTCACCGATGGCGTGGATCAGGTGGTTCTGCAGCGGTGCCGTGGCGTGGCGCAGGCGCAGGCTGTGGTGGGTGATGGCGATGTGGGTCATCGGTTCTCCTTCGGGTCAGACTCTTGAATGGCGGTCCCCCAGGCGAGGGCGCCGACGGGCAGTGCTTCGTCGATGGCTTCGAGGCTGTGGGCCTCGTACTCGTAGTGCCCATCCCAGAAGGGCGAGACCCACTGGTGGACGAGCCCGGCGCTGTCGGCGTACCAGGCAACGATCATGTCCTCCTCGTCGCGCTTCGCAGGCCACGAGAACATGCGTTTGCTGGGGTCGAGCTCGACCCAGGCGAAGAGCAGGGTGTTGACGTTGTCGATGTCGATGACGATGTAGTCGTCACCCTCGCTGGCAATCACCTCGTACTCGAGTTCGACCACCTTCTGACTGTCGATGAGCACACTCATCTTCGGCATGGTTACCCCTTCCGTTCGGTAACTTACAGGGTGTCGGAGTGCTCGTCCACCCAGAAGCTCGGGTCTCGGTACTGCGGGACGTCGCGCATCGGCGGCGCGGTCTTCACGGTCGGCGTCGTGTTGACGAGCTCCACCTCCCAGTCGAACGACGGGTACGGCAGCTGCTCCTTGATCTTCTGCAGCGGGTGGAGCCAGGTGGTGTCGTCCACGTAGACCTCGCGGATGTTCACACCCTTGTGGTCGCCATGCTCGGCGACGAAGCCGAGGACCACGTGAGCGTGACCCTCGACGCCGATGATGCCGAACGTCCGGCGCTCCTCATCGACGGCTACCCAGGCGTGCAACACGCGGGCCAGGATGTCGTCGCCGACGAGCGGCTGGTCGAAGTGGGCGTCGCCGCTGTACTCGCCCAATCGGCATGTCCCCTCGATCTTGACGGGGTCCGAACCGTTCGCAATGGACACGATCAGCTTCATGAGAAGCGCCTCCTTCCTTCGGCGAGGATGTCCTGCGCCGCCTTGATCAGCCCCTCGAGTTCGACGTCGGACAGGCTGAGAGTGGCTGCGACACGTCGGGTCCACGATCCGACATCTCGCGGGTCGAGCAGCTGCAGATCTACCCACCACGCCTCGTCGCTTGCCTGCTCTTCGTCGATGTCGAAGGCCCAGTCGCCCTCGACGAAGCGGATCGATTCACCCGGTGAATCAGCCCGGCGCTGTCGGTCGTCTTCCCGGGCGCGGTCGATCCCCCAGGCGATGAAGTGCTTCGCGCGCTCGCCACCCATGAGCGAGTAGGGGCGGATGCCCTGCTCGCGGAGAAGCTCCTCCGCGAGCAGGTTGCTGTTTCGCAGCACGGCGTTCTCGCTCATCCGTAGACCAGCTTCCCGAAGACGGCGACCTGCATCACAGCGTCCGCCGCGATGGCGTCCGCCAGACCGAGGTCGTCGGTGCGCATGTCGCGCGCCGACTCCTCGTCGAGGCGCACGATGTCGCCGGCGAGCGCCTTGCCCGCGGCCTCCACGATCTGGCCGGCGGTCAGCTGGACCTTGATCGCCTTGCCGCTGCCCTCCGGCTCGTCGGGGTCGTCCACTCGCAGGACGTAGAAGTCCGTGTCGGCGTAGACGGTGTCGTCATCGAGCGGGTGGTCCACCATCTCGATCGACTTGCCGTCCTCGGCGTAGCGGTACATCCGGCCGCCCCGCCACCAGTCCCCCCAGCTGAACATGCCGGTGCCGAAGATCATGTAGGCGACCTCCTTCGGGTCGACCTCGCGGGTGATGCTGAGCTTGAGTGTCATCGTTCCTCCTCGTGTCCGATCAGGCTCGCGAGCATGTCGCGAGCGGTCTGCAGGGCCTCGATCTCGTCGTCGTTCGATCCCCCTTCTGCCATGTCATAGGTGTGCGAGATCTGCTTGACGATGTCGCGTCGCAGCTGCTCGTTGATCAGCGTGACGCGGGCGATCTCACCCTTGCGGTACCAGCCCATCTCGCGCCGGTCTACGCCAGGCTCTTCGTCGTAGTCGAAGGCGAAGACGCCTCCGATCATGGCGAAGATGACCTCGCGCTCGACGTGCCGCGGGAAGCCGGGCAGGTCGATAGTCACGAACCCGTCGTGCAGCTGCGAGCCGAGCGCGGGGTGCTCGTGGTCGCTGCCGAAGGTGATGTACGTGGTCACTGGTCCTCCCACTGGCTCACGCCTGCGTCCTGCAGGATCTTCTCGACCCGGAGACGGAACTCGGCGTCACGCCCGGCTGCCGTCTGGGCGACCGACACCTTGTGCGTCGCCCAGCGAGCAGAGTTGATCTCCATCAGGAGCTTGCGTGCTGACGTCGTCGACTCGGGGTCGCCATCCCAGATGAGCCCGTCGTTGAGGTACACCCGGAGTTCGCCGGTCTCGTCGGTCGTGTCGATCTCAGCGACGAGCGCGCCGTCGATCTTCGATCGGCAGACGGACACCTCGATGGGGGCGTCTTCGGTGATCTGCATGGTCACTCCTCCGTCCAGGCTTCGACAACCTGGGGGTCACGGTGGGACTCGAACTTGTCGACCCCCGCCTCTTCCTGCGTGTTGATCTCGGCGAGCCGACCGTCGGCCTCGAGTTTCTGGGCGAGCTTCACGCTCTCCTCGCTCTGCTCGGCGAGGATCTCGACCTCCTCGGGCGTGGCGTCCTTCACGTCGAAAGTGGTCCACGTGCGGGTGTCGTAGCCGATGACGATCGTCGTGAGCGTCATGCCGTCACCTCGAGGTCGAGCATCTCGGGCAGGTCGGGGTAGTCGGACTCGAAGGCGGCGGCCGACTGCTTCGCGTACTCCTCGCCGACAAAGCCCCAGCACTGCATCTCGATCTCCCACGAGCCGTCGGTCAGGTCGATCTCTTCGCCGTCGTCGTACAGCCGGCGCTCCTCGTTGGTGGCGTAGCCGATGCCGTAGACGTAGCCATCCAGGGCATCCTCGAGATCCTTTGCCAGCGCCTTCGCGTCAGCGAGCGCCTCCTCTCGGGTGACGTACGGCTCGTTGCCGATGTGCTCGAGGTAGGCGTTGGAGCAGACCACGATGTAGCTGCCGCTCCGGTCGTAGCCGCCGTGCGCCTCGACGGTGACGATGCCGTGGAAGATCCAGAGGTAGCGGTCGCGGGCTTTGGACCCGAGGCGCTCGTCGGCTCGTGTGATGATGCTCGCCGAGTCGTCGTCGTAGCCGGCGATGTTCTCCCAGTAGACGTCCCACCCGCGACGCTCGGTGTAGAGGATCGGGTTGATCGCATCGCCGTCGTAGAGCTCCGAGATTTGCGAGTAGGGGTCGCGCTGGATGACAGCCAGCACACGGGGGTCGCTCGTCGGCGCCCACTCGTACTCGCGGTAGCCCTCACCGTGGCCCTCGTGTGCCTCGTTCCAGTCGAGGCATGTGATCGGTTGCATGGTCTGTCCTTCCTGATTCACCGGGTGAATCGCTTGATCTCGTCGCTGTATCGACGACGGGCGTCATCGATCTTGAGGTAGCGGAAGACGTGCTCTTCCGCTACGAGGGGTGGGCGGCCGAGGATGACACGGTCACTCTTCACGACGAACGCCCAGTCGCCGCCGTAGAACTCCGCGGAGAGGCGCACGCGCTGGCGCTCGCCCTGAACCTCGCGGCCCCACGACTCGACGTAGTCCTGCTTCAGGTATTCAGCGCGGATCCAGCCGCGTCGATTGCGGGTGGTCTTCTCACTCATGAGTTGGCCAGGCGGGTTACCGTGATCGAGTCACCCACGCCGAGAGTGGCATCCATGACGCCCTCCACGATGTGGCCGACCTTGAAGTCCTCGGCACCCTTGATCGTGAGGGAGAAGCCGTCGCCCTCGATCTTGTAGGTGTACATGTCCATTCCTCTCTCGGCATGTGTGGCGTGCCATATGCGTTGCGATTCACCTGGTGAATTGGGCTGATTGCCCGACCCTCCCCGGGGTGTGGACCCGGAGAGAGCCGCACGATCAGCGCAGAGCGCGCTTCGCTGCGGCCGCAGCCTGGGCGGCGTCCTGCTTCGCTGCCGCAGCGGCGCGACGGTCCTCGCCGTCCTGCTTCGCCGCGGCGCGACGGTCCGCCGCCTGCTCCTGGGCCGCGTCGTTGTTGCGCTCGGGCCCCGCGGCGTTGGCCGCGAGGCCGCCGCCCAGGGTGAGCGCGCCGGCGACGGCGAGGGCGGTGATGGTGCGTGCGATGTTCTTCATGGTTCTCCTCTGTTCGACGGGCGAAGGTGCCCGAGCCAGGCTCGGTTGACGAGGGCCGAGCCTGACCCGCGGACCTCAGTCCACGTTGCCGCCGAGCGACCAGCCCCGCGTCTCACGCGGCCGGACGGAGCGCACGCGGTTGGGCTTCTCGGAAGCGGCGGAGAGCCCGATCAGGGCGTTCTCCTCCTGGGTGGTGAGCGGCGCGGCGGTGATGACCGCCGGGCGCTCGAGGGTGATGGTGCTCACGATGAGCTCCCTTCTCCGGCAGTGCCGGTCTTGTCGGAGCGATGGCCGCCCCTCTTCTGGAACCCGACGCCCAACTGGAAGGCGTCGAAGTAGATCGACTCGAGGATCACCGAGCTCGGCGCCCCCTCGCTGGCGCCGTGGATCAGGGCGGCCTGGATCCGCTGCTCGGCCATGTACTTCAGGGATGCCTCGTCGACTTCGAGCGCCTCTTCGACGCCGAGCAGGTCGGCGAGCGCATCCTGCTGGCTGACGGCTGACGACAGCCGCGCGAAGTCCAGGGTTTGCGGACGGTGAGGGAATCGCGGGTCGTGCGGCAGGAGTGGGTCAGGGATCATTGATCCGCCTTTCGTTGAGGTGCGGTGCTGAGGAGTTGCCCGAGCCAGAGGTCCATACCCCGCTGCAGGCGGCGCGAGCGGCGCTGCAGCGGGGTGGTCACCTTGTCAAGAGCGGTGAAGATCACGGCCCGGAGGATCCAGGACAGCTTGCGTCGCATGTCAGGCTCCGATCGGGACGGTGTTCTTCAGGATGAGGTGCCAGTCGCGACCGATGGTCGTGCGGGCGTGGTCGGGGCGCCGACCCTCGGGGGCGTGGGTGATCGTGCCGCGAGCGTACGTCTGGCCGCCGACGAGGACGACCTCGGTCGCCTCGTGGTTGGTGCCGAGCAGCTGCGGCCGCGGACCATTCCAGGTCAGTCGACCGTCGACCTCGACCAGCTTCGGCCGCCGGATGTGCACACCGCCCTGCTGCTTGAGCTCACGCAGGGTGAGGTCCGGCATCGGGATAGCAAAGATGTCACCCTGGCGCTTGACCTCACGGCCCATGCTCTCGGCCAGCTTGACCGTGTCCGGCTTCAGCGTCTCGAGCGCTTCGGGCACCGTGGTCGGGTGCACTCCACGCGGGAGCTCGCAGAAGAAATAGCTCGGCCGGCGCTCGTTCTCGTCGAACGCGCTGAGGTAGTACGCCCACCGCCTGCGGGTGGCGCGCACTCGCCCAGTGCCGGAGCATCCGCGGCAGTCGTGGCGCTCGACGACCGTCGGGATCGACCAGTGCGGGTACGGCTCGATCTCAATCATCGTGCCGCCGTTGGACCACCAGCCGTTGCGACGGAAGCGCTCGCGCTGCCACTCGAGGTTCTCCTCGTTGCGGCCGGCCGTCACCTCTTCCATCGGGCCGACGCCCGATTCACCGGGTGAATACCAGGTCTCGGCCGACTGGCCCGAGCCGCTGCACGCCGGGCACTTGCGCCGGATCGGCTCGTTGACAGCTGCACGGATCAGTGACCCGCCGAGCCAGTGTCGACGCTGCACGCGCTCGTAGACGATCGAGTCGGTCTCCTCGTCGTAGGCCATGTCCCACTCGGTGCGGCCGTTGAGGCCGGAGACGATGCGCTTGCGCCCCGTCTTGCGACGACTCGCGGGCACCTCCTCCCATTCGCCGTGACGCAGGCGGCGGTGCGTCTCGAGCTCCACCTTGCGCGCCTGGTACTGCTCCCAGGACTCGCTGGCAGGCGTGTAGCCGGGCACGCTCTCGCAACCTGCGCAGGTCTCCTGTCGCGGCTTGCCGTTGTAGTCCCACTGGTAGACCTTGCCGACGAACTCGCCGGTGCGGCTGTTGATCCAGCCGCCGTAGTCGTCGTACTCGTCGTAGTCGTAGTCCCAGTGCCCGGGGTTCTCGGTCTTCGTGATGATGGTCTCGGTCCACCAGTCCGACTGCACGTGGATCGGCTGCACCGTGGCGTAGTCAATGCCGGCGGCGTCGAGCGCGGCGTGCGGGATCGTGACCACGGTCAGGCCGTGACCCATCACGGCCGCGCGCACCGCGGACTGGTGACGGCTCGTCGTGTTCGAGAACGTGTTGCCGTTGAGCAGCACGCCGATCGGCTCGCGCTTGTCGTTCTTCAGCACGCGGGCGACCTCGAAGTGGTGGCCGTAGCTGTAGATGGCCTCGCCCTCGTCGTGCAGGTTGTTGCTCTTCAGGGCGGGGGCGTACTGCTGGCCGTGCAGTGCCCGCTGGAACCAGCGGCGGGCGACGTCGTCGTGAGTGTTTCCCACGATGCTCTCCTTCCCGATTCACCAGGTGAATCGCTCGTTGATCAGGTGTTTTCGGTGACCTGATTGCATCAGTCTACCGGATATCCCCGGTAATGCAAGTGCCTACAGCGGGTTGGCCAGGCGCCACTTCTCCTCGGCCTCGGTGCCCGCGTTGTACCCGAGGGCCCGGCGCATCTCGTAGGCGGTGAGCAGCCGCGACTTCACCTCGATGAGGATGTCGCTCGAGGTGGCGTGATCGAACATGGCGTGCTCGACCAGGTCGATGAGCAGCGGGATCGGGTCGCCGGCGCCGAGGTTCGCCGGGCGGCCGCAGTCGCACAGCACCTCAATGCTCGTGAAGTGCCCGGCCTCGTGCTGCTTCGCCTCGACTGCCTCGTGGATGATCTGAGCGAGCTTCGTTGAGTCCACGCTCATGACTCCCTCCAGACCTGGTGCCGCACGTAGTCGACCGACTGGGGCGTGACCCCCAGCGACCGCCACCTCCGCATCATCTCGGCGAGCTCGCCGAGCGTCGGGGCGTCGCCGTCGCCGACCAGCGTGCCGGTCTCCGGATCCGTCACGACGCCGGCGCTCGCCTCCGCCACTCCGGGCGGCAGGAGGTCCGGCGTGTAGCGCTCGGCGTGGTGCTCGGGATCCATCGCCAGGATCAGTGGCTCCTCCTCCCGATTCACCGGGTGAATCGGCGCCGGGTCACCGATGATGTACGGCGACTGCTTGACACGCTCCCACCACGAGTCACCGGCGATCGAGCCGTTGACGTACCGCCACTCGTCGCGGGTGCCGTAGATGGTCGCGACTGTCCCGTCGTTGTGGCGCACGAGGTCATCGATTGTGAAGGTCACGTACTCCTCTTCACTGTCGAGCGCGGCGACCTCTTCGAGCATCGTCTCCACCTTCTCGAGCCTCGCCTTGAGGGCCTCCTCGTCAGCACTGAAGATGACGCGGTCGGCGGCGAGCCCTTGCAGGGCGACGAACAGGTCTTGCTCGAGGTTCGTTGACCGACCCGTGATCTCCACCTGGCGGATGTACGCGTCGAGGGCGTGGCGGATCTGCTTCCGAGTGACGTTCACTGCTCCTCCTCCTGGTTCTGCCATTCGTTGTAGGACGCCTCGAAGCGGGCGTACAGGGCGTCCCGCTCGCTCTCACTGACGATCGCCATGACCGTGACGAAGCCGCGGTCGTCCTCCTGGATGATGAGCCACGGCGTGCCGTAGTGCTTCATCATCTCGATGAGCTCGTGCTCAGGCACGATGTCCTCGTTGAGGTCGAGCTTCCACGTGACGACGCCGTATTCGTTGACCTCGCCGAAGTAGTCGACGAACTCGAGCAGCTGGCCGTGGATGTACGAGTCGAAGTGACAGTCGTACTTCCCGGGCGCCTTCTGCTCGTCGGTGTGCGGCAGGCTCATTGACCGACCTCCGATCGGATGTCGAAGCGGGCCTGGGGATCCTGGCGCCGCATGAAGTCGAGGAGGCGATGGGCATCGCCCCACGTGAGGTCGTTGGCGATCGTCGTCCGCAGTCGCAGGTCGAGGATGCGGTAGAGCTTCTCGGGCTCGCAGTCGTCCTCGCAGGCGGGCAGATCGAGGGTCGGCGCCGGCGTCCGCGGCGTGACCTTGACCGCGAGCGGCATGCTGAGGAGCTCGCGCTCCCAGTCCGCCAGCGGCTCACTGGCCGGTGCGGTATTCGTTGACGACATCACGCACCGTCCTCGGAGGCCGAGCGACCGCGGGCGAATGCGGCCGCGAGCTTGTTCGCGGTGGCCTCGGCGCGCTTTGCAGCGGCGGCCTGGCGGCGGCGTTTCTCCTGCCGTTCCTTCTTCGTGAGGTAGCGCGTGGTGGGCCGCTTCGGGGCCTTGATCGCGTCCTCGCCGAGCTCTCGACGGGCCTGCTTTGCCTTGCGTCCGGACATGGAATCTCCTTCGTTGATTGACCGATTCACCGGGTGAATCGGCGTGGTGGGTTGTGAGTTACTTACGACGTGCCGTCTTGATAGTGGACGACACGAGACAGACGGCGATGATCACAGGGACCGGGGCGAGGGCCCACAGCGTGAGGATCGCGAGCACGGCGTGAAGGTGCATGACGACATCACCGGCCCTCCCGGGCGGAGTGAATCCAGCCGACAGGGCGGCGCGAGGTGTCGGTCGGCGCGGTGCACGGCGAGCCGGGCGCGGCGTTGCACGCCGGGCATCGGGTGTCGATCGGCGCCGGCCGCCACTGATCCGCGGTGCACAGCGGACAGGTCTCCGAATTGTGCGCCTGCTCGAGCTCGTGATGCCGGATCGCGTCGAGGAAGACGTCTCGTTCGTTGACCACACGCCGGTATTCATGGCGGGTGCGGATGGTGGCGGGGCCGTCCAGAAGGCGGTTCGGCACGGCGGCCTGATCGCGCTTGTAGGCACGTTCGGCCTCACGCTGCGCGGTGACGACGTCCATCTGCAGCCGCGCCAGGTGGGCGATGACCTCGGGTGCATTCATCGCTGGCCACCCTTCCGGGCGCGGCGCTCTTCGATGCGGCGGACCGTGCGAGCGGCGAGCATGTCGCCGAGCATCGAGCCCAGCCACAGCACGCCGAGGATCACGACGGCGGCCGAGATCATGAGGATCGGGCCGATCGAGTCTTCGTTGAGGATCGAGTCGCGCACGGTGACGACGGTCTCATTCGGGAACGGCTGAGACGATGCGACGTTCAGCCACCACAGGATCAGGGCGAACGTGAGGAGGGCGAGGCTCCCGCCGAGCATGACGTCGGCGAGGATCTTGCGCAGGCGCTTCATCGCATGGCCGCCATCTCTTCGGCGAGACGTTCCGCTGCCATCCACCGGGCGTGGTACGCCCCGGCGCGTCGCTTCATGCGCATGTAGGTCTCCGACTCGAACGGTTCGATGCCGCGAACGCGCGCCTCAAGAGCGGCGATGACGACGACGGCCGCCGCGTGACGGTAGTCCTCAGCGGCGGATGCCGCGCGTTCGTTGACTTTCCTCATGCTGGCCATGATGACCGGCCCTTCCCCGATTCACCGGGTGAATCGCGTTCGTTGGTTGATTCGGTGCCAGACGCACCAGTCGCGGACAGGTGGGGGAACCTGACCGCGGCCGCTACAGCTGGCATGCGGTAGGGCCCCGCCTCCCGAGGTCGGGGGAGGCGGGGCCCCGGGGCCCTTACGCGGCGACGGTCTCGACGCTCGCGCTCTTCAGGCGGGCGGTCTCGTGCTGGCCGCGCTTCCGGGCATCCGTCGCGGCTGACCGGAGCTCTGCGAGCGCGGACTCAAGGTCCGGAGACCACGAACCGTTCCCCGTGGTCAGCCACGCGGTGAGGGCTCGGACCGTGGCCAGAGCGGCACGGGCGCTCATGTCCTCGGAGACCGTCTCGCGCGGGGCGGACGCGGCGCCGGAGGTCTCGGAATCCTCGGAACCGGAGGTTCCCCCGGCGGCCGGGCCGCGGGGCGTCGATTCGGCGGGCTCGGGAAGCACCCGCTCAAGAGCGGAGGTGATGATGCCCACCGCAATTTCCTCGCGCTCGAATACCTTCGACGTGTCGATCGGCTTGAGCGCGTCGCGAATCGCGGTCATGTTCGCCTTGATTCCGCCATTGCGCGGGTGTGCGGCGCGGACCGTGTCGGCGACTGCCTTCGGGTCGCGCTTGATCCACGCGCGGACGTCGGTACCGATCATGTCCGCGACCTTCAGGGCGAAATTCGCCTGTCCCAGCGTCTGCGGCGAGACCGCCGGAATGGCACTGTTCGCGCGGTTCGCGTCCGCCATGTCGGCGGCGATGGTCTTGACATCGACGCCATAGGCGAGGGCGGCACGCACCGCCAGCACACGGGCGCACAGTGCCTTATCGGTGTCCCCGTAGGCCGATGCGAGCTTGCCGATCAGGTCAGCGGTGAGGTGCGTCACGGTCTCTTCGGGGGTAGTGATCTGAGCGGACATTGTGTCTGCCCCTTTCCGATTCACCGGGTGAATCGCTAGTCCGCGATGCCGTCGCGGCCGGTTGGGCATGCTTGCCCACACAGAACACATTACCGGATTGCCCCGGTAATGCAAGTGCCTGTCACGGTTCACGATTCACCCGGTGAATCCGTGCCAGGGGTACCCCCCTACCCCTCGCGTTTCACCCGGTGGGATGCCGGCATGGCCCCGGTTGCCGGCGTGACAAGTGGATGCGCCTCACCGGAATAGCGTTATACGGAAAATTCCCACAGGAAGCCGCCACCTGGCAGCACGCGGAGCGGAGCGGGAGCGTGCGTCCCGAGCGGATCCTGAAACTCGATCCGAGGTCATCGCGGCGCGCTCGGCTCCCGCTTCGCTCCGCCGATCGCGAGGGTGCCTGGGAGGGGGTACCTCGAGCCCCATGAGGGGTGAGTCCAGAACGGGGAAGGGATGAGAAGGAGCGATATTCCTGAAATGCCTCGCGATCCCTTGCGGGAGTAGGGGAAAGCCCGGAATAAGCGGTTATCCGCTACGGAAAGCCTTTATGATAATCCACCCCCCTCATATGCTTTCCGTCGCTGGAATGGGCAGTGTCCCTTCTGATAGACTTCAGGGGTGCCGAATACCCCTGAAGAGATGCCGCGCCGGTGGCGCCAGCACGAAGTCAAGGGCGCAAGGCTCACCAACAAGGAGACCGGCGAGGTCATCGAAGGTGACTTCTCGGGCCTGGTGCCGGTGCAGTCGCGCCGATCGAAGTCTGGAAGGAGAGTCAAGTTCATGCTGGTGGATATCGAAGCGATGCCGCGCCTGCAGATGTCGAAGGGTGAGTGGTCACTGTTCTGGAACGTCGTAATGCACACGAACCCGGAGACCGGGGAGGCGAGGGTCGCCACCGCGGAGCTCGCAGAGAACCTGGGGTGGCTGCCGGCGAACACGAGCCGATCACTCGGCCGACTCCGCGACCGGAACATCCTGCTCCGCGAGCGTCAAGGCGTCTGGCGGGTCAACCCCCTGCTCCTGTCGCGGAAGCAGGTCGAGGCGTGGCGGGTCGACATGGACACCGCGCCGCGAATCGACTGGGACGGAGACGACCGATGACCCGACGCGACCTCTACGACGACCTCATCGACGAGCTCGAGCACGATGACGACGGCCGCATCGTCACCTCGCGCGCCGAGCTCCGCGAGCTCATCGGCAAGACGCAGATGGGCGTCTACTGGGTAGAGGAGACCGACGATGAAGCTTGACCACGAAGACCGCAGCCACCGCCGCTACCTCGCCGAGAACGGCGACTACATCGAGGTGCGCCCCGTCCTGCGGGCGCTGCGCGCTGAGACCGCGGCAAAGAACATCGACATCTTCCCGGAGGTCGGCGAGACGATGCGCCGGATGCTAGTCGAGGGGCTGCTGCGTCGCGCCGAGCAGGATGGCTTCGAGCCGTTCTCCGACGTGGACCTCCGACTCGACCGCTTCGAGCACATCATCTACCTCACGGACGAGGAGACCGGCGAGATTTTGCTGGGCCCCGACGGCGAGCCGATCATCGACCCGGAGTTCCCGGACCCGGTCGAGATGGTCTCGTGTACCGCTGAGGTCGGCTGCTGGCCACCGGCGCCGAAGGAGCCGTCGTGAGCGACGCGCTCGACGACGCCGGCTACGGCGGACCCTGCTACGACCTCATCTGGGGCCGGGGTGTCGTCAACGCCCAGGCGTACCACCACGACGGCGTCCGGGCCAGTCTCGAGATGAACGGCATCGCGCAGTTCGAGGCGATTCCGACCCAGGCGCCCCGGGTCGGGCCCATCCTGGACTTCTGGATCCACGACATCCCCACCCACACGTACGTCCACCAGATCGAGCAGCTGGTCTGCCAGGTCGCCACCGAAGGAGAATGAGATGCAGGACGGAACCATCATCACGCTGAGCCGTGATGTCGCGATCGGCGGGTACGCCGGCGAAGCCGAGAAGGCTCTGCTGGCCGACCTCGTCCACCTCATGGAGGTGTACCGCAACGCGGGCACCACGGTCGTGCTGAAGGAGCCCGACCTCCTCGCGAAGGGCCGCGGCGGCGCGTACGAGCTCGTCGAGGATGCCGACGGCAACCGCTATCAGCGCGTCACCGTCACCGCGACCGTCGGCTACGTCGCCGTGCACGACCTGGTCGACGACAACATGACCTCCGAGGAGGTGGACCTTGGCTGAGCAGACGCTCCCCCTCGGGCATGACGTGGTCGACGGACTCCTCGGGGCCGTCACCGACGACGAGGGCATGCACTGGCTGGGCCGCCTCGACAAGCCGACCGGCGAGATCTCGCAGGATCTCCCGATCGAGCCGTCCGAGATCGGGACGCTGCTCAACCTGCTCGCCTGCCTCCCCGCCGGGGATGGCGCCGAGAAGGTCGTCGAGGCCAAAGCCACGATGGCCGAGTCGGCACCGATGACAGACGAGGAGCGCGCCGGCTACGCGATCTACGAGCTCGGCCGACTCGCCGAAGATCTCGAGCGGGTCGAGCGGGTCATCACCCGGATTCGTGTCTCTCTGATCCGTGAGCACCAGAGGAAGAACCCGGGGGGCTTCTACCGCGGCGAGCGCGAGCTCCTCGAGGTGAAGATCGAGGCTCATCCGCTCATGATCGCCGCGGCGAAGCGCCGCGAGGAGATCGAGGGCCGCGTCGAGGAGGTGATCGCCGGTGACTCAGGAGAGTGAGGCGTTCCGCGAGGCGATGGACGCTGCCGAGACGCACCTCCGGGTGCTTATCGAGAGTGAGCTCAATCGCGACCAGGCGAAGGAGGTGGCGGACGAGGTGCTGACGAAGCTCTTCGCGCTGCAGCACGGCGAGGGATCTTTCGGCAAGCGGGTGCTGCGGAAGGGGGCCTCCATCGAGGTCTACATGATGCGCCCCGATCTGGCCCAGATCACCATCCCGGTCACGGTCGTGCTGCAGGGCGAGGAGCTCGATCGCGCGCTGAAAGACCTGGGGATGCGCTGACATGGACCTCGCCGTGATGCAGTGGGGCGAGAAGGTCGCCCTCGAGGCGTTCCGCGAGAAGGCGACCGCGAATGGCATGCGAGTGCTGTTCGACATGCTCGCGGCGCTCGTCGGCGAGGATGCGGCGATGGACTGCTTCGAGCGGGCGCAGCACGCCCACGAGAAGTTCGAGGAGGCCGCGGAGCGCGGCGCCGCCATCATCGAGAAGCGAAAGGGGGTGAGGTTCGAGTGAGCTTCAGCGACATGTTCGGCTCGTTCGCACGCATCCCGGAGCCGACCTACCGCGACTTCGTGGTCGAGCACCTCGAGCAGGCGCACAAGACGCTCGAGGAGATGTGCGAGCGAATGCTGGTCGACCCGGAGGGGCGTGGCGTGATGGTCGTGCTCGACTCGGAGAGTCTGACGCGCACGTATTCGCTCAGCGAGTACGTGCCGTGGGGCCACATCTTCGAGTTCCCCAGCCAGGATGCCGTCGAGAGGTGGCATGACAGGGGGTCGCCGACCAGCTAGGCTGATCCTGCGATGGGGGAGTCACGAGCCCCCCGACCTTGAGACAGGGTCGGGGGGCTCTCCCTTTGCGCGGACGGCGGTGTACCGTATAACGCATGGGTAGACGCGCAGAGCCCTCGGGCCCCCGGGACAAGCTGGTGGCGTTCCGCCTGAATCCAGCCGAGATCGAAGAGCGGGATGCCAATATGGCGGCCCGCGGCATCCGCGACACCTCGGCGTACTATCGCACCCTGCAGAGAGAAGACACCGATGCTCGCACCCGCTGAAGTCCGTCGCCGCAAGTCCCAGTGCTTCTCGAGCTCGTGGTGGCCGGTCGCCCGGACCCCCGACATCTTCGAAGAGGTCGACGGGGAGCAGGTCATGGTCGAGCCCGGAGTGCCCACGCGCTACGTGCTCCTCTCCCGCGACGAGATGTTCCGCCTCGGCCACACCGGCGAGGTCGAAGTCCGCATGGCGGGGACGGTCCGTCTGTGACCGATCCGCTCGACATCCCGAAGCCGCAGCGCAAGAGCGAGAAGCGGGGCAAGAAGGGCAAGAAGCCCCGCCCGCTCGCGGAGCGTATCCCCTCGCTGCCGCCGGCCACGATCAACACCGACGACCTGAAGCGCCCCGACACGCGCGCGGCCGCCGTCGTCAATATGCGCATGGCGGCCGCGCCGTGGCCGGACATCGTGCGCGAGCTCGGCTACGCCTCCGTCGAGTCGGCGAAGCAGGCGTACATCGCGGCGCTCGCCAACCTCCACCCAGTGGAGGACTGGGAGACGCTGCGTCAGGTGGAGGCGATGCGCGGCGAGGCGCTCTTCGCCCAGGCGTTCCGGATGTCGACGGCGGACTACTTCGTCGACCAGGACGGCAACAAGCTCCCGAACACCGAGAAGGCGCGCTGGCACGACCAGGCGATCAAGGCCCTGCAGCTGCACGCGCGCATCACCGGCGCGCAGGCGCCCGCCCGCATGGAGGTCACGGCCGACACGCAGGAGCTCAACGCGATGGTGCAAGTCCTCATGCAGCAGCACGGCGGCGAGATGGCCGAGCTCGAGGCGTCGATCTGGGATGCCGATCTCGTGGAGGATGAGCCCGACGGCGAGGTCGGAGATGGGTTCCAGGAGTGACCACCTGGCGTGACCTGCTCGCCGACCAGGCTCGAGCTCGATCGCACGACACGCAGAAGCGCTCGCGCGGAGCGAGCGATTCGGCGCACATCTCGCGAGTGGGTTACTCCGCTGCCGTCCATCCGTACATCGTCCGGGCGGCGCGGCAGCGGGGCATCTCGATCTCCGGCTACATCCGCCGGGCGTCGCTCGCGCTCGCCGCGATGGACCTCGGTCTCGAGGTCGTCGACCTGTTCGGCCTCGACGCCGCAGTGACGCCCATCGGCCGGATCGGAGCGAAGCCGTCGAAGGATCTCGACGGTACGCTCTACGGCAGATGGGAGGTCATGCCTCGTGATGCTGAAACCGAGCACTGAGCTCAGCGAAGTCGAGATCCTGAAGCGCATCGACCGGCTGCCAGAGAAGCAGCGGGCCGAGCTCATGGAGCGCTATCGCAAAAAGACCTCCGGCGAGGTCGAGATCTGGTACTGCCGGAAGGGGCGGCGCTGCAACGGCGAGCCGCATGAGGGCGTGCCCTATCCGCATGCGCGCGGCGATCAGTGGCCGCCGCCTGGCGTCGACTGGGACACCTGGTTCTACATGTCGGGCCGTGGTGCCGGCAAGACGAAGGCCGGTGGCCACTGGACCCGCCAGATGTCGAAGGTCGCGGCGCGCATCGCGCTGATCGGCCGCCGCGGCACCGACGTCCGGGCGACGATGGTGGAGGGGCCCGCCGGTCTGATCAAGGCGTGCGAGGCCGCCGGCGAGAGCTACGACTGGAAGCCCGCCCTGAAGGAGTTCACCTTCGAGAACGGTGCGAAGGCGTTCGGCTACTCCGGCGAGGAGCCGGAGTCGCTGCGAGGCCCGGAGCACGGCGCCGGCTGGATCGACGAGCCATGCCACATCGCGCTCATGGAGGAGGTCTGGTCAAACTACACCCTCGGCCTCCGCTCACAGGGTGTCCCCGGCGGCGCGAAGACGCTGCTCACCTCGAGCCCGCTACCGGTGCCGTGGACGAAGGAGCGCATCGCCGAGAAGGGCCAGGTGCTCACCGACGAGACCGGAGAGCCGCAGGTCGACGAAGAGGGCAATGTGATGACGGCGCCCCGGACCATCCTGGTCCAGGTGCCGACGTCGGTGAATCTGAAGAACCTCGACGAGGGGTACAAGCGTCGCGTGATCAACCCGCTCCGCGGCACCCGAAAGGGTCGCCAGGAGCTTGACGCCATGCTGCTCGAGGATGTCGAGGGCGCGCTGTGGGAGAGCGACTGGCTGGACCGTGAGCGCTTCGTCCCCTCCGACATGGATCGCCTGGTCGTCGCGGTCGACCCCTCGGGTGGCGACAAGAAGTCCTCCGACCTCGCCGGGATTGTCGTCGTCGGTCGGCGAGGTGACCGCTACCACGTCTTCGAGGATGCGTCGGCGCTGCTCACCCCTGAGGGCTGGGCGAAGGAGGCCCAACGGCTCTACAAGAAGTACGAGGCCGACTACATCGTGCTCGAGCGCTACGGCGGCGACAGCGCCGCCAGCGTGCTCCGACTGTCGGGCTTCAAGGGGAAGATCGACCAGGTCAAGGCCCGCCGTGGCAAGGTTCTGCGCGCGGACCCCGTCGCGACGCTCTACGAGCAGAAGCTCGTCACGCACCAGACCTTTGCGGAGCTCGCTGACCTCGAGGATCAGATGCTCACGTGGGTGCCCGGCGTTACGCCCGGTTCCCCAGACCGCATCGACGCGCTCGTCTGGGGCCTCACCCAGCTGAGCGGCAAGCAGCAGGGCGAGACCAGCTGGGGCGTGGCGAAAGGCTCGACGCAGCCCGCCGGCGCGCTCAACCGCGGTCCCGGATCGAAGTATGCACAGAAGCACTGGCGAAAGGGCCTGGCACGATGATCGAGATCACCTGGGAGACCATCCCGTACATCCTCCTGCACGTCATCGTCGCCGTGCTCGGCGTCGGCCGGCTCGTGCGCGCGATCGTCTATGACGAGTTCCCGCCGTCCGTCTGGTGGCGCAACCTCTGGGTCCGCCTCACCGACGGCACCGGGTGGCAGATGCTCTTCCTGTGCTGGTGGTGCCTGAGCTTCTGGGTCGCGCTCGCCTGCATCGGCTGGTACATCGGCGGGCAGTACGTCGAGTGGGTCGCCTGGGCGTGGTGGATCTGGTGGGGCGGCCTCGCGCTCGGCTACCTCGCACCGATGGTCATCGTGCGCGACCAGCCGAAGGATTAGACTCCGCGCAGGACGCGCGTCTTAGGCCCCCGAGATCCCCCGACTCGGGGGCCGCCGCGTCCCCCGAAAGGGGGACGAAATCTGGCCGCAGAGTGTCGGGAGCACCCCGTACGCTGATCTCATGAACACCCTCATTCGCTCGACTCGAGCACGCATCGCCGCCCTTGTCCTCGCCTTCCTGGCCGTCTTCGCCGTCTCCGTCGTGGCCCCTGCTGTCACCGACAAGGCACCCGTCTCCTCGGCGTCCGCCGTCTGGGGCGCGAAGGCCACCATCGGTCAGGTCAACTGGACCGTGCCCGTCAAGAACATGAAGGGCTACATCGGCGCCTACGGCCGAGGCGCCATCATCAACGACGTCGACTCGATCTATGTCGCCAAGAACCGCGCCCTCATGATCGGGAACAACGTCTACTACGGCGGCTCCACCGGCAAGTGGGTCAAGCTCTGGTACACGCAGAACTACTACATCACCGACAACTGGGCCTGATACAGTCGTCTCGACTGGGACGAAGCCAGGCACATCGCTCGCTTCTGAAGCCGAACACCCCGACTCGTAGAGCGGGGTGTTCGTGCGTGCGGGCGATCTCCCGGCTATGATGCCCGCAGGGCTAGACCGCGGCGTAGTCGCGGAGTGAGGGGTCGGAATGCCGCGCCAGGAGCTTGCGCTTCGCGCCCCATCAGTCCTCGCCAGCGCGAAGACATACGCACTCGGCAGCAAGCGCCGCGAGAAGGACGACACGAAGGCCCGCGGTGGCGAAGAGTGGATGCGCGTCGCCTGGGACATGTTCGACCTCAGCCCCGAGTTCCACAAGGGGTGCTCCATCGTCGGCGCACTACTCTCCCGAGCCGAGCTCGTGGCCGTCGAGCGCGATGCCTTCGGAAAGTGGAAGCCGACAGAGAACCCTGTGGCCATCGCCGCCCTCGATGGGCTCTTCGGTGGCAAGGAGGGGCAGTCCGAGATGCTCCGCCAGTACGGCATCCACTTCTCGGTCGCCGGTGGCGGCTATCTCATCGGCCCAGATGACCCGATCGGCAGCCAGCCCGAGGAGTGGCAGGTCTCGGCCACCACGGAGGTCACGAAGACCGGCCGACAGTGGAAGGTCAACGGCAAGCCCCTCGATAAGGACCAGGGAACCGTCGTCTACATCTGGAAGTCGCACCCCCGGAACAAGAAAAAGGCCGACGCCCCCGCACGCGCCCTTCTCGGCACCTTGAACGAGCTCCTGCAGCTGCGCAAGCGCATCGCGGCGCAGATCGACTCCCGCCTCACCGGCGCGGGCCTCATGCTGGTCCCCTCGGAGACCCGCTTCCCGGCAGCGCCGGTCCGCGCGCTCAACCCGGGCGACCCGCCCCAGGTCCGCGACTCGATCCAGGCCGGTGACGCCCAGGGGCTCGCCGACCTGCTCTTCGAGCGCATGCAGATCGCGATTAACGACCCGGCGAGCGCCGAGGCGATGATGCCGCTCATCGGCGAGACGCCGGGCGAGTTCGTCGACAAGGTCAAGGTCGTCAACTTCTGGTCGGAGCTCGACAAGGCAGCGCCGGGGCTCCGCAAGGAGCTCGTGGAGACGATCGCGAACGGCATGGACATGCCGCCGGAGGTTCTGCTCGGCAATGCCGGCTCGAACCACTGGAACGCCTGGCTCTCTGACGAGAACAACATCAAGATCCACGCCGAGCCGCTGCTGAAGACCTTCACGTCGGGCGTCACGACCGGCTACTACCGCATCATGCTCGAGGGCGAGGTCGAAGACCCGACCCGATTCGCCATCATGGCCGACACGAGCTCGATGCGCATGCGCGCGAACCGCTCGAAGGAGGCTCTCGAGCTCTACCGCGAGCTCATCCTGTCCCGCGAGGCGGTCATCCGCGAGAACGGCTTCGATCCGGCCGACCTCATGGACGACGAAGAGCGCGCCGACGTGCTCAAGATCCTTGCGGCGAAGGGCCAGACCACGCCCGAGCTCGTCGAGGCAGCCCTGAAGGACGCCGGTGTCGACCTCGAGGTGGAGCACGCTCCGTCCGAGTCGCACGAGGCGCGGCCGTTGCCGTCGATCCGGCAGCACCCGGTCCGCGAAATCCCGGAGCGGAAGGACGACCAGGCCGCTGCGAACGCTCAGGCGCTCGTCTTCGCGTGCGAGCAGATGGTCGATCGCGCCCTGCAGCGTGCCGGCAACCGGATCAAGACGAAGATGAGCATCACGCAGCCGCCCGCGGCCGCGAACCGGCTCTACATGCACGTCGATCTCGGCCCGGCGGCCATCGCGGACGTCCTTCAGGACGCCTGGACAGCCTGCCACGAGTTCGATTACGGCGTCGAGCCCGAGAAGCTCGAGCGCGCGCTCGATATGTACGTCCGAGCGCTCATGATGACCCGCCGAGAGCCCACGCGGGCCTCTCTGAGCGCCTCGCTGAAGCTCGCGCTCTCGTCGGCGGCCGCGTAGACGGGCTATTCTGGGCCCGTCATCGACTGAGGAGACGAAATGCCCACTGAAGACGCCGCTGTGCAGGTCGGACAGCTCCACGTCATCGAGTTCGACTACCGATCGGACGATGGGCCGCTCCTCGTGGGCCCCTTCACGTCCGAACAGGCGGCTCGGGAGCACATGGACACCCTCACCGGCCCGGAATTCGAGGCGGAGTACAGCATCGTGAGCCTCGCGGCCGTCGCGGAGGCCGCCGAGGCGGCTGAAGACGACGAGATGCCCGTCGATGAGCTCGAAGAGGGCGAAGAGGAGATCACCGAGATCCCCGTGCACGGTGTCGCGGTGGTCGAGGGTCTCGCAACCGGCGACGGCCGCGGATTCCGGCTCAACGCGCTCGATCTGGGCGCCATGCCTCAGCCGCTCGGCTACGAATACACCTCGACGCACGGCGGAGACACCTCGAACGTCGCCATCGTCGGCCGGATCGACGAGTACGAGCGCAAGGAGATCGGCGAGGGCCAGGCGGAGCTCCGCTGGCGCGGCGTGATCCTCACCTCGAAGGAGTACGCCGGCCAGGCGATCGACTCCATCGTGGACGGCAGCTACACCGGCCTCTCGGTCATCGTCGACTCGGTCGAGGTCGACGTGGACGAGCAGAAGGCCGAGATGGTCAAGCGCATGGCCGCCGGCGAGGAGGACAAGCCCCTCGACGAGATGTCGGAGGCCGAGCTCCGGAAGTTCGTGGACGAGATGGTCGGCGACGGCAAGATCAAGACCACCTGGTTCACCGCCGCCCGCGTCCGCCGCTTCGACATGGTCCCGACCGGCGCATTCCAGGAGGCGTACATCGCACTCGGCCACGAGTTCGACGACGAGCTCACGCCGGAGGCTATCGAGGCCGCTGCGCTCGCGCTCGAGTCGTGCGGCTGCGCTGACTCGCTGCCGGTGGTCGATCTGACCGAGCTCAGCCCAGAGGACGTCGAGGCGTACGACGCGATGTCGGTGGACGAGCAGTTCGAGTACGCGCTCGAGCACGGCCTCGTCGCGTCGGCGTTCGCGCCCGGCACGAAGGACGGTCCCGGCTGGATCACGCACCCGACGGCGACGGCACGCATCCGGCGCTACTGGGTCCGCGGCAAGGGCGCGGCAAAGATCCGCTGGGGCGTCCCTGGCGACTTCAACCGCTGCCGGATGCAGCTGGCAAAGTACGTCCAGAACCCCGACTGGCTCGCGGGCCTGTGCGCCAACATGCACAAGGAGGCCATCGGCGTGTGGCCCGGGCAGGAGAAGGGGGGGCGCCACGCGCTCGTGGCATCCGCTCCGGCTCCGCTGTTCTCGATGGTCGCCGCGGCAAAGGTCGAGCCGGTCGACGCCGCGCTCTTCGCCAACCCGAAGTTCTCGCAGGCTGAGGGGATCAAGATCGAGGGAGAGCGGATCACCGGGTACATCGCCGTGTGGAACGTCTGCCACATCGGCAACCCGGAGGGTCCCGGCCGCTGCACCCTGGCGCCGCGCTCGGCCACGAACTACGCCTGGTTCCGCACCGGCAACGTCATGACGACCGAGGGCATGATCCCGGTCGGCCAGATCACCATGTCGACCGGCCACGCTGGACCGTTCCTGTCGGCGGCCGAGGCGGTCTCGCACTACGACAACACCGGCACCGTGATCGCGGATGTCGCCTGCGGCGAAGACCCGTACGGCATCTGGTTCAGCGGCCGCGTCCGTCCCGGCGTCGACCCGGACCTCCTCTTCGCCGCGATGGCGTCCGGCCGGATCTCCGGCGACTGGCGCAAGCTCGGCGGTAACTACGAGCTCGTCGCGGGCCTCGTCGTCAACGTCGCGGGCTACCCGATGCCGAACCCGGCCCTCGTGGCATCCGGCTCGGGCGCGACCGCGATCATCGGCGAGGGCATCTTCGAGCCGCTCGCTCCGGCGGTCACGGCATCCGGCTCGGAGGTCATCATCACCTCCGAGCTCCTGGCGGATGTCGCGACCCTGGCAGTCGAGAAGTACGTCGAGACGCAGCGCCGGAACGACATCGTCGAGCGGGTCTCGCCGGTGCGTGCGTCCATCCAGAAGCAGGCCCTCGCGCACGCGCGTCGCGGGCTCGCGCAGCTGACGAAGGTGGAGTAATCATGGGCTGCAACTGTGGTGCCACGTCCGGCCAGGCCGAGCCGTGGATCGTCGTTCTCCCCGGCGGGCGGCAGAAGTCGTACGCCACTGACATCGGCGCCGGCGCGGCGTTGCGGATGTACCCCGGGTCGTATCTGAAGACCCGATCCGACGGGCAAACACTCGTCGCTGCTGCGAGTTGAGTTGACAGTCTGGCGGAGAGCATGACAAGCTCTCCGCCAGAAGCAGTAACGCACTCCGATGTAGTCGGGTGATGATCCAGGCCAGAAGGCCCAGTCGAACCATCCCCGTTTCTTCTACCAGGGAGTGTCCCATGAAGTTCCAGATGCCCTCCGCCGAGGAGCTCGCCAAGCTCTCGAAGGACGAGGTCGACGCGCTGTACGAAAAGGCGCTCGCCGAAGCCACCGAGCTCAACTCGATCCCGGACGACAAGATCACCGACGAGGAGGCTGCGGCGCTCATCGAGCTCCACGGAAACCTCGGTACCCTCGCGGACCGCAGCGAAGAGCTCGAGGCCGCCGAGAAGCCGGGCAAGCCCGACGCCGACGCCCTCGCGGCAGCGCGCGCCGGTCTGCCGAAGGCCGACGACAAGGCCGACGAGAAGCCCGAAGACAAGGGCGGCGACGACAAGGGCGGCGAAGCCCCGAAGGGCGACGGCGACAAGGCCGGCGAAGAGCCGAAGGGCGAGAAGGAGGCCGAGAAGGTCGAGGAGAAGGAGCTCGCCGGCGTCGGCGCCTCCGGCGCCCCGGCTGGCCGCACTCAGCCGCGCTCGTTCTCCTCGAAGCAGGAGAAGGCGGGCAAGTCGACCGAGGAGGCCATCTCCGACATCGTCGAGAAGTCCGAGGCTCTGTCGATCATCGCGTCGGCGAACGTCCCCGGCTTCAACACGCAGCAGGAGCTCAAGGGCTTCGACGAGCTCGCGGTCGCGTACGTGAATCGCGGCAAGGCGTTCGCCGGTGGCGGCCGCGCCGGTCGCCGCGGAGCGAAGTCGCTCGAGGGCTCGAAGTTCAACGGCGGCGTCCTCACGACCCAGGCGCAGCGCTACGGCGTCGCGAAGCTCGAGAAGCCCGAGAACGAGTTCACGATCACCGAGAAGATGTCGGCCGAGGATCAGTACGACCTGATCATGGCCGCGTCGAAGGAGAAGCGCCTCGGCGGCGGATCCCTCGTGGCCGCTGGTGGCTGGTGCTCGCCCTCGGAGCAGATCTACGGCTTCCTCGAGCTCGAGTCGGCTGACGGCCTGCTCTCGATCTCGGAGATCAACTCGCGCCGTGGTGGCATCCAGTACACGAAGGGCCCCCAGCTGGCGGACCTCCTGCTCGACGTGGAGCTCGGCTTCACCCAGACCGAGGCGCAGGCCGAGGCTGGCGACGTCAAGCCCGTCTTCGACATCGACTGCCCCGACTGGGACGAGGTCCGGATGGACGCGGTCGGCTACGCCATCCGCGCCGGCCTCCTGACGAACACCACGTACCCGGAGCTCGTGCGCCGGTACCTGGCGCTCGGCCTGATCGTGCACGCCCGCCGCATGAACCGCCTGACGATCCAGCGTCTGCAGGCTCTCATCACGACCGCGCGCACCTTCGCGCCGGTCAACGGCACGGCGTACTCGTCCACGGCGGACCTGCTCTCGGCGATCGAGCTCAACGCGCTCGAGATCCGCGAGCGCTACTCGATGCCGCTGAACAGCACCGTCGAGGCCGTCTTCCCGCTGTGGGTCCACGCGGTCATCCGCTCGGAGCTCTCGCGCCGCCCCGGCTCGCTCGACGTCCTCAACGTCACGGATGCGCAGATCAACGCCTGGTTCGCCCAGCGCAAGATCAACCCGCAGTTCGTCCGTGACTACCAGGGCATCAACACCGGCGCCGCGAACACCGCGGGTGGCACGGCAGCGTTCACCCGGTTCCCGGACAAGGTGGAGTTCATGCTCTACCCGGCCGGTTCGTTCGTCCGCCTGGCGACGGATGTCATCGACCTCGACACGGTCTACGACACCGACGACCTCACGAAGAACCAGTTCATGGCTGCATTCTTCGAGGAGGGCTTCGCGATCGCGAACACCGGCGGCTCGGGTGTGAAGGTCACGGTCAACCTGAACAACCTGAACGGCGCGACCGGCTACCCGGCCATCGGCTCGGGCGTCGGCGTCTCGTTCGCACCGGCAGCCTGACCCCTATCCCGGGGGCCGCTAGCCCAGCGGCCCCCGGGATCAACTCCGTAAGGAGGTGGGCATCATGGCAGGACCGACCATCGAGATCCAGCCGCCGACTCGCGCCGAGCGCGTCGGGGGCCTCACCCAGGCAGCCGAGTTCCGCCCGGAGCCCCGGCTGGCGATGGCGGAAGGCGTCACCTTCCAGTCGGACGGCTGCGACTTCCCGGACACCGAGGAGCTCCGCTGCTACACCGCCGACGTCGAGGACAAGACGTTCGCCGGCATCGACCTGCTGGACGGGATCGGCGCACCGATCACGCTCTATGCGGGTGTGAAGTGCTTCATGGGCCCCGACCCGGACATGCAGGAGCGGGCTCGCCGCACCCTGGACCAGGGCCGGGACCGCGTGCTCGAGGAGTACCTCGGCACGTGGGCCGCAGGCGCGACGGCGATCCCGGGCGCAGGCGGCGTGCAGGCGGCGCTGGCGCGTGTGGAGCAGGAGCTCGACGACAACTACATCGGGCGGGGCACGATCCTCATGTCGCGGCAGGATGCCATCCTGCTCGGCGCACTGCAGACCGATCTCCCGGAGATCATCACTCGCGTTGGCAGCCGCGTCATCGCGTCGGGCAAGATCGCTCCCGGCACCATCTACGGCCTCGGTCAGGTTCTCGTGCTTCACGGCAGCCGGAACGAGGTCTTCACCAACCATCCACGAACCAACACCCTCTGGGCTTTGGCCGAAGAGGTCTTCGCTATCGCGGTGGACTGCAACTTCCGCACGAAGTCAGCCATCGCCTGATCAAGGAGAGATCATGAGCATCCGTATCCCCGAAGGCAAGGTCTTCGTTCCGCGCGCTCCCGGCGTCGCGGCGGCCCTCCTCTTCGCGGCCGAGGAACTCGGCTACGAGCGCAGCGAGGCCGTCCGCACGGTCACCGGTGGCTACCACGTGGACGAGGCCGTCGCCCAGAAGTACCAGGAGTCCGTCCCCGAGGGGCAGGAGATCCCGAACACCGCGAACGCGACCGACACGTCGGCCTCGACCGCGGCCACCCTGTCGCCCCAGGCGCAGGCCGACCCGAGCGCAGCGGCCGCGACGGACGCGCCTGGCGCTCAGGGCTCGCAGGGCTCGGACGCCGCGCCGAACGAGAACCCGAAGGACGACGACCCCCTCACCACGCAGCCGCGCGAGGGATGGGGCCACGACCAGTTCGACGCCTGGGCTGAGAACCAGAACCCGAAGGTCGAGTTCCCGAAGGGTGCCAACCTCGCGCAGAAGCTCGAGCACGTCACCAACCCGCCCGCCGGCAACTGAGTCGGGACGAAACGAGGAGTAGGAAATGGCATCGAAGGGATACGGTTCCGTCAAGGGCCGCCGCATGCGTGCGACGCTGCTCGACAACTGCAACCGCATCGTCTACGGCGAGGCGTCGCAGGCCGTCTCGAAGGGTTTCGTCTCGGTCGCGTGGGAGGCCAACACCCTCGAGTCGGACGAGATCAACCAGCCGAACGCCGCGGGCGAGCGGCTGATCTTCGAGGCGTCGGAGACGGAGGTCACCGGCTACACGATGACCGCGGTCTTCGGCGAGGTGGACCCGGAGCTCTTCACCCTCATCACGGGGCAGCGTGTCTACCTCGACGAGAACGGTGACGCGATCGGCTTCACGATCAACACGAAGATCAAGCTCAGCGACCGCAACTGGGGTCTCGAGGTCTGGGCCGGCTCGCCTGGTGGCGACGCCTGCCTCGACCCGAACGCCCAGGGTCAGTTCGGCTACTTCCTGGCCCCGGCACTGTCGGGCGGGTATGTCGACGGCTACACGGTCGAGAACGGCGCGATCAACTTCACGATCACCGGCGCCATCACCCAGGATGGCAACCAGTGGGGCCGCGGGCCGTACAACGTGATGATGGTGGGCGGCGTCCCCGCACCGCTGCTCACGCCGCTCGACCCGTACGACCACAAGCTGCTGATCTGGGTGACCGTGGCTCCGCCGGAGGCGTTCTACGGGCTCCGCCCGGTCATGGACCCCGCCGCGACCGCCATCTCGGCAGTCGTCGCCGCGGAGGGAGGCTCGCCGACCGAGGCGGACTTCACCTTCACCGGCGGGTCCGCGGCTCCGGTGTACATCGAGTTCGGCGATGGCAGCTGGGACTACGTCACCCCGGGCACCGCGGGCGCGACCCACGTCTACGAGGCGAACGGCACCTACACGGTCCGGGCGACGTCGAACGGCGTGGTCCGCACCACGACGGTGACGATCCCGTTCCCGTAAGCCGAGCACGCCGCATAGCCCACCTCGCGAGAGGTGGGCTATGCTGTGCCCGAACCCAACCGGCGACATGGAGGCCGAACGAAATGACTCAGCGTGATGGTGCCCAGGTCGGCGACAACCTGGTGGCCGTGATGGACCGCCCCCGCGAGATCGCGGACGACGAGACGTTCTACGGCATCCTCGTCGCCGAGATGTTCGACGAGGATGGCTGCCTGAAGAGTCGCGTCGAGGTCCACAACCTCATCACGACCACGGGCGACATCATGTACGCCCACCGGGGCTCCGGCATCTCCTCGCCGCCGAATGCGCCGACCGGCATGCGCATCGGCACCGGCTCGACCGCCGTCGCGAAGACCGGCGCCGGCGCCGCGATCGTGACGAAGATCACCGGCGGCAACAAGGCGTTCGATGCGACGTTCCCGTCCATCGCCAGCAACGTCGTCACCTACAAGACGACCTTCGGGCCCGGCGAGGGCACGACCGCCAGCCCGGTCACCGAGGCCGTGATCGTCAACGACACGATCGCCACCGACACGTCCACGGCCGCAGCGAACACCATCGCGCGCGCGATCATCGCGGGCGTCGGATCGAAGGGCGCGGGCGACACGCTCGTGCTGACCTGGACGCACACGCTGACCGGCGCGTAAGCACCTCGAGCAGTCCGAGCCATGTGGGCACCGCGGCGAGAGCCCGGTGCCCACTCGCATGAGGGGAGGTGACCGGGGATGGCTATCGCGTTCCAGCAGGTGCGGTCGGGGGCGAACACCTCGACGGATACGTCCGTCGCAACGTCGGCCTCCGTGAACGTCGCGGCCGGCGACACTCTCTTCGCCATCGTCGCTCAGGACTCCTCCTCCGGTAGTAGCAGCAACGTCGTCACGGATCTGACGCGCGGCGGCGGCGAGACGGGCGTATGGAGCCTGATCCGCCGACAGAACACCTCCGTCGGTACCACCAACGGTGGCGTCGCGGTCGCCATCTGGCGACTGGACGCCACGGCTTCCTGGACCTCCATCATCACCGCCACGCTCGGCGCCTCCAACCGCGCGGCGATCGTGGTCTATCGCTTCACCGGCGTGGGCGCCAACGTCGCCAACTTCGGCACGAACACCTCGGGGACACTGTCCGGAGTGGGTGCCACGACGGCTGGCCGGCTGTACCTGCACGTCGTTGGCACTGAGGCGACGAGCGTCTCGAACATGGCGCCGACCTCCGCAACCTACGCCTGGATGAGCGCCCAGACCAACGCGGTCTCCAACTCCGGCACCAACGCCACCTCCGCCGGCGTCGGAGCGCAGTACGGCATCGCGGACGCCGCCGTGACCCCCACGTGGTCCGCCACGCAGACGGATGGCGGGCAGATCGTAGCCTCGTTCGAGGCGGCGCCCACGGGGACGACCTACGACAAGAGCCAGGACGACGCACTCGGCCTCGCCGACTCGCTCACCCCGCTTCTCACACGCGGTGTGAACCCCGCGGATCCACTCGGCCTCACGGACTCCCTGTCGACGCAGGGCGTCCAGGGGATCCGCGAGTGGACGGGTGCCGGCGTCTCCGACGGCACTGCGCTGACCTCCGGGAACATCAACACCGCTGGCAACGGCGACACGATCTCGAACAGCTTCAACCCGGCCTCCGGCGGATCGGTCTACGCCGGCGAGGGTTTCCAGATCAACCAGGCGACCGGGACGACCAACTTCCAGCCGCTCGCCCAGTCGTCACCGTACGGCGACACTAACGGCTTCTCGATCCAGTCCGTCTACACGCATGAGGCGCTGCCCGACGTGGGCCACATCATCATGCGGTCGTACCACATCTCGCCGCTGACCTACCAGGCGGGCGTCGCTCACTTCACCAGCGGTCAGGTCGGTCTCGTCGACTCCACCGGCGCCTTCATCTCGGGCAGTGGCGTCAACCTCATCCCGGGCGAGACCTACGTCATCGACTTGACGGTCAGGACGGACGGCCGCGTCGGGATCTGGGTCCGTGGCGTGACGGTGGGGCTCGACTTCGAGTTCATCGCCACTGGTGTGAACGTCGGGTCAGAGACGCCGGAGGCGGGCACGTGGGGCCGAGGCTCCACCAGCGTCAACACGGCTGCGAATCCCATCACCTTCGAGTACCTGCGGTGGAAGGGCTGGGAGGACTCCCTCGGCCTGGCCGACGACGCCCTCTTCCTCCCCTCGCCGGTCGCCCTCGCGCCGGTCGGCACCACCTACGACCGCGACATCAACGACCCCCTCGGCCTGTCGGATTCGCTCGGTGCGGTCGCCTCCGCCGCGCGCACGCAGGCGGATGCCGCCGCACTCGCCGACAGCCTGATTCACCAGGTGAATCGGCCGCGCAGTCAGGATGACGCAGCAGGGCTGACCGACTCGCTCGGCGTCGCGCTCTCGATGCCGCGCTCGGTTGCGGACGTAGCCGCGCTCTCTGACAGCCTCGCGGCAGCGACGTCCTTCCCCCGGGCCGTGGCTGACGCCCTGGCACTCGCGGACGGCCTGACGGCGGCCATGAGTGCCAGCCGCACCATCGCGGACGCCGCGGCGCTCACGGACGCGCTCAGCGCGGGCCTGAGCATGCCGCGTTCGGCCGCCGACACGGCGGCACTGAGCGACGCCCTCACGGTCGAGGTGACGACACCTCGCTCGGTCGCCGACACTGCAGCACTGACCGACTCCCTGTCGGCCCAGCTGACCACCGGCGGCACGATCGCAGACCCGCTGCCCATCTCCGACTCGCTCACGGTGGTGCAGTCGAACGCGCGGACGGTGGGAGATGCGGCCGGACTCACGGACTCGCTCGGCGTCGTCGCCTCGAGCGACCGCACCGTGGCGGACGCGGCAGCGCTGACCGACGCGGCGAGCGCGGTGATGGCAGCCGATCGCGCTGTCGGGGACGCGGCCGCGATCACCGACTCGCTCAGCGCCGCCGCCGAGCGACCGCGCTCGATCGCGGACGCCGCCGGCCTGACGGACGTGCTGGCAGCCGGAGCGACTCGCCCACGCTCCGTTACGGATGCCGCGGGCCTGACGGATGCGCTCACCGTGTCCCTCAATCGCCCGCGCAGCGTTGCGGACGCCGCGGCGCTGTCGGACGCTCTCGCTGCCGCCCTGTCGATGCCTCGAGCCGTCACCGACACGCTCGCCCTCGCCGACTCGCTCGAGACCTCGAGGGTCATCGTCGTCGACCTACAGGACAACTTGAGCGCGAGCGACTCGATCGCGGCCGGCACTCAAGAAAACGAGGAGTTTGCCGACACTCTCGGCATCACCGATGGCCTCGTGGTGGACCTGCAGCCCGGGCGTCTGGTCGAGGACGCCGCGACCATCACCGACACGCTCACGGCGCAGGCGACCGCGCAGCGAAGCGTAGCGGACGCCGCCACGCTTGCGGACGCCGCCAACGCGGCCGTGACTCGCCCGCGCACCATCGCAGACCCGGCGGGGCTCACCGACACCCTCGTACGCGCCATGCTGGCCGCCCGGACCATCGCCGACCCAGCGGCGCTCTCGGACTCGCTCACGACGCAGCGCTCCGTCGCTCGCACCATCGGCGACACTGTCGCCCTGTCCGACGAGCTCGCGGTCGAGTTCTTCACGGATGGCGAAGCTGCACTGTCTGAGGATCTCGGCATCACGGACGCGCTCGCGATCACCCGGGGCAGTACCCATGTGAAGACGGACCCGCTGAGCATCACGGACGCTGTCACCTTCACGCGGGCCTGGGCGCGGTCAGTCGCCGACGCGCTGGCGGCCACCGACACCCTCGGCGTCACGAGGTCCGCAAGTCGCCCCATCGGGGATATTGCAGTGCTGAGCGACTCGCTCGAGGTTGAGTGGCTGCGGACGTACGAGGTGGCAGTCGACGACGAGCTCGAGCTCGCGGACGAGCTCGAGCCGGGATTGGCCTTCGCCATCGGGATCGCGGATGCTGCGAGCATCTCCGACGCTCTCATGGCAGAGCTTCAGGTGGGCGAGCTCATCGAGGACGTCCTCGTCATCACCGACGAGATCACCGCCGAGCTCACTGGCCCGCCGCCGCTGCCGTCGGACGTCACGCTAGTCGTGCGCGGCGCGACGTACGGGCTGCAGGCGAGCGCGCAGGAGTTCTCCCTGGATGCTCGCGCCGTGAAGCTCTCGGTGGCCGGGACGGCGCCGCGGTACGATCTGGTGGCAGAGGGGATTGACCTCTCGCTCGAGGGGAGCCACTAATGGCCACGCTGGTCCTGAAGCAGGGCGACAACTACAAGACCTTCTGGCGCATCCCCGAGCTCACGCTCCTCCCTGGCGACGTCACCCACCTTTGGGCGCAGCCGATCTCGGCCGGCGAGTCTGTCGAGCTCTCCACCACGATCGAGGACGGCGAGGCCGTGCACATGTGGTCAGGCGGCCTCGACGTCGGCGAGTACAACGTCGAGCTCGAGGTCATTCGCGGCGAGCAGAAGATCACCGCGCCCACCGACGGCTACTGGCGTCTCAAGATCATCACCGACCTCGGCTGAAAGGCACCGCCCCTCATGACTCTCGAAGAGCTCCTCGCCCTCATCCCGGAGAACAACCGGCGCCTCATCGGGGCGGACGATCTCCGGACGATCGTCACCGATCTGTTCGGGCGCGACGTCGTGCTCGGCGCTGGCCTTGACCAGGCATTGGCGACGGCGAACGCGGCAGTGCCGAACACCCCCGAGGGGCGCCAGGAGCTCGCCGAGTCGGACGAACTAGGTAACACGATTGTGGAGCCGATGCACCTGTATGCCCTGGCTGATCCGGGCATCAAGGAGCTTCTGCGCGCCACGATCAACCAGTCGCACCGCTACAACCTTGTTACGTGGATTCCCACGCGCTACGGCGCAGGCACCGGGGACATCGTTCCGGGCGGGACCGAGGAGCCGCAGATCCGCCCGCCCGCGTCTGTCGCCTTCTCGCTCGCCGTCGCGATCCGCACTGGTAACCACGATGAGGCTGCGACTGGCGTCACGACCGCCGCCGCGACGGCGCAGGCCGTGCGCATCATCCGCTCGCTAGCCGCGCTTCACCGCGCGAATGGCGGTAACTGGGGCGGCAACGCGTTCCAGAACCCCTTTCAGAACTCCTGGCAGGAATCTCTCTGGGCGTTCTACATCTGCACCGCGGGATGGCTCATCTGGAACGAGTTGACCACGACGACTCAGGGACACCTTCAGGCCATCGTGCGGCGTGAGGCAGACCGGATGATCAACTGGGCGACGTGGCCGGTCTGGAAGGACCGCGACGGCGTGGACGTGCACCCCGGCGACTCGAAGAGTGAAGAGATCGCGTGGAACTCGTCCATCCTCATCCTCGCGATGGCGATGTTCCCGACCGATGCCCGCGTACCCGCGTGGAAGCTCGCCCTGGCGCGCATGTCGGTCGCCGCGTTCGCTACCCCTTCGGACATGTCGAACAACACCCCGGTCAACGGCATTGTCCCGTCTTCGCTTCCCGGCTACAACATCCCGGATGACGGCGTGATCATCAACCACGACATCATCCACCCGGACTACATCATCTCGGCTCAGTCCAGCCAGTTCATTGGCTTCGCCATCGCGGCCATCGCCGGGGTGACCTTGCCGGTTGCGATGGGGCGGCACGCCGACCTGTTGTTCTCGGCGCTGACCACGGTCCCGTTCACGTCGCCGCCGTACCTGGCGCCAGGCGGGACGATCTACAAGCCCCTGCCGTCTCGGGACTTCTACTACCCGCAGGGCAGCGACTGGGGCACACAGCGCACGGCAGACAAGGCCGCGTTCGACGTGATGGCGCACCGGTACGGGTGGGACACCGACCCGGAATCGCCCGCCCGCGCATGGCAGTACGCGACCCTGCACCTTCAGCGGCAGGAAGCACTGCAGGAGCGCACCACGACCGGCGCAACCTATCTGAACACCGGAGAGGACTCCTACGCGGGCGCTGAGCAGTGGGTCAGCGCGAACCTCGCGTCGGCGCTCCTGGCGATGTCCAGCCCTCGCCCGAAGACGACTACCGCCGACCTCACCGTCGCGGATTCCGTTCCGGGGACCTGGGCGGCGACCATCGCCGCGCGGACGCCTGCGCTGTGGTGGAAGCTAGATGAGACGAGCGGGACGACCATCGCGGATTCGTCGGGCAACGGGCGCGCGGGGACCCTCGCCAACTTTGGCGCAGCCCCAGTCATGGGCGCGGCATCCCTGATCCCTTCGGACGCGGCAGGCAAGTCGCTCACGCTCAACGGCGGCACGCGCGTTCGCATCACGGACGTGAGCGCCTTGCAGACTGCGGGGACGCTGTACTTCACGATGAAGAAGGCCGCGCCACCGGCGTCGAACGAGACTCTCGTGGCCCGTTCGGCCAGCACCGGCACTCAGCGATCATGGGCGGTGCGAGTCGCCCCGACCGGGAAGCTCGTCGGCCTCGCGTGGAATGGCGGCAGTGGCGTACTCGCCGAGGTCGCGACGCCCGCCAGCGTGTGCGACAACGCGAATCACCTGATCGCCCTCATCGTGACCGCATACGGCTGGATCATGTTTGTGGACGGCAAGCCGGTCTGCCAGTCACTCGGGCCGATCAACCTCGCCGCCACGGATTCGTTCTCGGTGGGTTCGTTCGCGGACTCCGGTCAACCCGCGTCGGCGGGTTTCGCTCAGGTCGTATGGATTCCGACCGTGCTCGACACGACCCAGATCGCGTCCGACTATCGCGCTTGGACCGGCGTGTGATCCTGCACTAAGCCCATACCTTGCCAGCCCCGCCTCGCGATCATGCGAGGCGGGGCTTTGCGTAGTACCCTGACGCCAGGCGACCGGAGGAGTGGGCATGTCCCTCGAAGAGACCATGATCGGCGGATCCTACGATCCCGCCTACTCGAGCGCATTCGCGATCGGCTCGCCATCGAGCGGCCTCTGCTACCCGCCCGACACCGACTGGTCCAGCTACGGCGACCAGACCACGGTCGCCAATCTGGACAAGACCCTGAAGGCGCGCGCCGAGGCGCTCGCCTGGTACTCTCTCGCGTCGATGACCGCGTTTCAGATCGGCGTCTGCCCAGACGTTGTGCGCCCGGCGGCAGCTATCTGCTTCGGCCGCGAGACCTGGATGGAGGCCGTCGTCGACACCACCGCCGTCGCCGGTCTCGCCGTGCGCACGATCGGCATGTTCAACCCGTACATCTCCGGCGGCAACTGGTACAACGCCTGCGGCTGTCAGGGCGGCTGCACGCACGACCGCGTCAGCGAGGTCGTGCTCCCCGGCCCTGTCGGTGCGATCGAGGAGGTGCGCATCGACGGTGTTGCCCAGCCGGTCACCTCGTACCGCGTCGACAACGGCAACCGCCTGGTCTCGCTCGACCCCGACCGACCCTGGCCGCTCCGCCAGGACATGAGCGTCTCCGGCGACGAGGTCGGCAGCTTCGAGGTCACCTACTACCGCGGCGCGGCGCCGAACGACATCACTCGCTACGCCGCGGGCGTCCTGGCCGGCGAGTTCTACAAGCTCTCGAAGGGTGAGAAGGAGTGCCGCATCCCCCGCAATGCGACCACGGTCACGCGCGGCGGCAAGACGATCGAGCTCGACCCCGACCTCTACAAGGCGCTCATGCGCATCCCCGAGGTGGCCGCCGTGGTGAACATCTTCAACCCGAACCGCCTGAAGACCGCACCTCGCGTCCTCTCCCCCGAGATGGACCGCCGCCCGCGCCGCACGACCTGGATCGGGGCCTGAGATGCGCATCGGCGCGAAGCCGATCATGGCCGAGCTCGCCGCATGCCTGTGCGCCGCGCTCGCCGACGAGTCTCTCTGCTACTGCGGCGTCATCGCGGGCATGGGCATCCCGATCGACTACGTGGACGAGTGTGCCGGCGTCGGCTATGTCCGCCTAGTGACCGGTTTCCCCTCGCTCAACTTCCCGCAGCCGGATGCCGCACGCAGCAACATGAGCGTGCTCGGCCTGCAGATCGCCGTCGGCGTGCTGCGGCCGGGTCCGAGCATGGACGAAGAGGGCAACATCGAGAGCTCCGAGCTCGCCGCGATCAGCGACAAGGTGCTGGGAGACTTCGAGGCGATTCGGCAGGCGATCCGCTGCTGCTTCGGCGAGAAGTTCGAGGACGTCGACTACATCATGGCGGAGTACACCCCCATCGAGGAGCCCTCGGTCGCCGGGGGTGAATGGCTACTGACGGTGCAGGAGGGCTTCTGACATGGCCTACGTCGTCACCGTCTACGAGGGCAACATCGTCCGAATGATCCAGGTCGGCGACGGTGCCACCTGGACCCGGCAGCGGGCCTGGGAGATCCGGCAGCTGGCCGTGATCCGAGCGCCGCTCGGCCTCACCGGGGAGCTCAAGGCGAAGCACCGCGTGGAGCAGAACCGCGACGTCTACACCGGGCGCTACCGCAAGGGCTTCAACATCGTCGCCGACGCACGCCACGCGGCCGCGGTCCACGGCGGCACCGCGGCGAACGGGACGGGCTACATCTACCCGAAGACGAAGAAAGCACTGGCGATCCCCGCTGGCAACGGCCACGGCCCGAAGGTCGTCCGCCGCGTGCGCGGGCAGCGCGCGAACCCGTGGCTGCGCCGCGCGGGCGAGACGGTGGCGAAGCGCTACTGAGCGAGTGCTAGCCTGTTCCTGCCGTATAACGGAAGGACCGGCAAATGGATCAGACATTCCGCTCCCGCGTCAACAAGCGCCAGGATCAGGAGCGCCAGCAGCAGAAGGTTCGCATCACGCTCGAGACGCAGGATGACGACACCGGCGACATTACCTTCTCGGAGGCGTACACGTTCACGCGGCCCAGCGAGGGGCGCCTGTTCCTCATGGCGACGGCATTCGGCGCGAGCTCGCGGCCGGAGAATGCGGCCGCCGAGGTGGACGCCACGCTCGAGGAGATGCTGCTCGACCGTGCGCCCGGGCGCAATGGCGACCCAGGCAAGGGCGAGCGGGAGTTCCTGCTGCTGCGCCGCCGCATCGGCGGGCCCGTCGAAAGCCGCATCGAGATCGAGGACATGATGGAGATCCTCGGCCAGCTGGTGGAACACTGGTCCGACGGTTTTCCTACCCAGCCGTCGTCCGGCTCCTCGGAGGGGCCGGGATCGACGCCAACTGGTGGGAGATCGACGGGACGTGTGCACTCGCCGGCGTCGACCCGCTCGACCTCGGATTCGGACGATTTCTCTCCCTCCTTTACGCCTGGTTCACTCGAGGGATAGACGACCCGAAGGAGCTTCGGAAGTTCTACGACCAGCTGATCTCTCCACTTCCCGGGTCGAACCCAGATAGAGTGGCCCCCAGCACCGTGCAGGACGAACTCGACACGTTCGGTCAGGCGATGCGCTCGTAGCCACCAGGAGGGGGACGCCGCGTGAGCACCACGATCGGTCGCGTCGACTGGATCGCAGGCATCGACGGCACTCTCGTCCCCGCAGAAGCGCGCCGGCTCGGCGACAGGATCGGCCAGGCTCTCGGCCAGGCCGCATCCCGCCGGGCCGGTCGTGCGTTCTCGAGCGGCCTCGGCTCCGACTGGGATGTCGAGTCCTCCGGGGCTCGCCTTGGCCAGCGTCTCGCAGCGGCGCTCGGCGCATCCTTCCAGGGGCGCTTCCAGGCAGCCATCGGCGACGCTGGCGCCAGCATCCGCAAGGCGATCGACCCCGCCCCACTGCGCCAGTTCAACGAGACCGCCGAGCGTGGCGTCTACGTGATGTACGAGCAAAAGCGCGCTGCTGACGAGGTCACGGTCTCGCACAACCGCTTCGCCGAGGCCCTCGGCCGCGTCAACGCCCGGATGCGCACCTTCGTCCCCGATCTCGTGCGCTCCCGTGAGGGCTCCTGGGGCCTCGGCAACGCGATGCGCTTCATCCGGGATCGTGCCACCTCGGCATTCAGTTCCGCCAGCGACGGCGGTCGCCGCTTCGGCGAGGTCATCTCCGGCCTGAATGACAACTGGCGGGGCATGTCCCACGGTCTGCGCCAGGGCATCTTCTACGTCGCGCTCTTCGCCACCCTCGCCACCCAGATCGCGGTGCTCGGCTCTGCCGCCGGCGCCGGTCTCACGATCCTCGCCGGGGCCGCGGTCGCCGCCGGCGTCGGGCTCGGCGTCGCCATCGCGGCGTTCCAGGGGCTCACGGGAGAGCTCTCCGAGCTTCCGGCAGCGGTGCAGCCCGCGGCCGACGCGTTCCAGGCACTCGGCGACGTATTCGGCGCGCTGCAGGAGGCCATCCAGATCGCCGCCCTCGACAGCCTCGCCCCCTCCTTCGAGGCACTCGGCGGCCTGGTCACCCAGCTGACGCCAGCCTTCGTGCTCGTGGCGGACGCCGTCGGCCGCGTCATCGAGCAGCTGGTCACCATGCTCACGAGCGCGAATGGAGTGTCGGTCCTCACGACCCTGATCGCCGGGGCCGCGCCGATCTTCGAGCTCCTCGCCTCGGCAGCCTTCAACCTGGGGGGCGCACTCGGCAACATCTTCGTGGCCGCACAGCCCTTCATCATGACCTTCGTCACCTGGCTGAACGACCTCTTCACCCGGTTCAACGAGTGGACCCAGTCGATCGCGGGACAGAACGCGCTGCAGGAGTGGTTCTCGAACGCGCAGACCGTGTTCGCAGCCCTCGAGCCCCTGCTCGGCCAGATCGGCACCTTCATGTCGAACCTGGTCACCCCGGCCACCATCGCGTCGCTCGTGACCTTCATGGAGATCATCGGTCAGGCGCTCGGCCCGCTGTCGGCGTTCCTGGTGGCGCTCGACTCCTTCGGCATCTTCAACATCATCGCCCAGCTGCTTCAGACCGTGTTCGCGGCGCTCGCCCCCCTCATGCCGCTCTTCACGATCATCGGCAACGCCATCCAGACGCTCCTCATCGGGGCCCTGCAGGCGCTCACCCCGATCCTCACGATGGTCGCGCAGGCGTTCACCGCGCTCGCGATGCCACTGCTGGCAGCCCTGCTGCCCGCCATCATGGCGATCCTCCCCGTCTTCCAGCAGCTGATCCTGGCCCTCACCCCGGTCTTCGCGCTGGTCGGCCAGCTGGCCGCCCAGCTGGGTGCGGTCCTCGCCCCGATCATCACCGTGCTCGCGCAGCTGTTCATCACACTGCTGGCGGCCATCATGCCGATCGTCACGGCCGTCCTGCCGCCGCTGATCGCGATCATCTCGGCCGTGATCGACGCCATCATGCCGCTGATCTCTGCGATCCTCCCGCCCCTCGTCGACCTCTTCACGGCCGTGATGGGCGCCATCATGCCGATCATCCCGGTGGTCACCGAGCTCATCGGCGAGATCCTCTCCCTGATCGAGCCGCTGCTCGAGCTCATCGGCCCGATCCTCGGCCCCCTGACCGACCTGCTGCGCCACCTCGTGACCGCCGGAGTCGAGTTCCTGAAGATCGCGATCTCGTTCCTGACCCCGATCATCCTCGGACTCGCGAACGGCATCCGGGACACCGTGATCCCGATCATCAACATCCTGAAGTCCGTCATCCAGGGGCTCGGCGACTTCCTGTCGAACGTCTTCGCTGGCAACTGGTCGGCGGCATGGGAGTCCATCTGGGGCACAGTCCTCTCCGTCGGCGAAGGCATCGCTGCGGCCGTGAAGGGCATCATCAACGGGCTCATCTCGGTGATCAACGGCATGATCGGCGGCGTCAACAACGTCACCGGAGCCCTCGGCATCCCGGCCATCCCGAAGATCCCACGGCTCGCAAAGGGCGGCATCGTCTGGCAGTCGACAATCGCGAACATCGGTGAGGCCGGGCCCGAGATGGTCGTGCCGCTGCGCCGGCCGCTCGGCATGATCGACCCCGCCGTGCGCGACGTCGCGGCGTACGCCCAGGGGAAGCACCAGGGCGGGGGCGGCGGGAACACCTTCAACGAGGGCGCTATCGTGGTCGTGGACCGCTCGGGCGACCCGCGCCGGACGGCCAACGAGGTCTTCCAGCGGGTCGTCGAAGGCGTCGCAAGCTAGGAGGCACACGTGCTCGAGCACTACCTCGAGGTCGGCGGGAACGAGGTCGTCAACTCGTCTCGTGCCTACGGCTACGCCACGAGCGCCGGATGTCGCGCGAACTGGGTCAAGGATCCGAAGTGCGACACGCTCGCCGACGCCCAGGGCGAGCCGAACACCTACAACTACGCGAACATCGACCGCGCCCCCTGGTACGACATCGACAACCCCGGCCTCACCGGCCGCTTCCTGGGCCTCTCGGGCCTGTCGATCCGCGGTCTCTCGGACTCGACGCGCACGGCGACGGTGACCCAGAAGAACGACGACGGCGCGAAGGTCTCCGGCTACCGTCACGGCTCGCGCGAGATCCGCGTACGCGGCTGGCTGACAGCGGAGGGCATGGACGCCCTCGAGCACGGCATGACCTGGCTGCGCAACGTCCTCGAGCCCAACGCCTGCGGCATCCACGGCGGCGCCTGCCAGATGGCGGACGCCGAGTTCTTCGTCGCCGACCCGCCGGAGCGTCGCGAGGAGGCGACCTACTCGGCGTGGGCGGAGCAGCGGCGCAACCTCTTCGTCAACCCCCTGCCCGCCAACGCGACCGGCTTCGCGAACGCGAACGGTGCGACGAACACCTACGACGCGACGAAGGCAGCCGTGCGATTCACGCCGGCCACCGCCTCCTCGACCAGCGGCTTCGGCTCATTCCTGAGCGTGACCCCCGCGGTCGGCGAAAAGTGGACCGCGTCCTTCGACCTCGAGAGCGCGCTCGGCGGCACCTACCGCTTCACCGGCACCGGCGCCTTCGCCGGCCAGAACAAGGACATCGTGCTCGCCGCCGGCGAGCGCCGCCGCGTCTCGTGGACAGTCACCGCCTCCTCGGCCGCGGCATCCGCGGCCTACCTGGTCAAAGTCAACTCGGTGGCCACCGACTACTTCTGGGTGTCGAAGGTGCTGGTCGAGAAGCTGCCCGTCGAGTTCGGCTACTTCGACGGCGACACCCCGGACGCCCTCGACCTGCTCGGTCGCTACGAGTGGCTCGGCACGGCCAACAACTCGATCTCGGTGTACGAGACGCGGACCGCCACCTACGAGCCGGAAGGGGACGACACCTACTTCCCCCTGGTCGCGGAAGGTCGACGTTTCGTCCACCAGGTGCGCGCCGTCTCCGGCCCGTTCGAGATCGAGACGCGCTGGTCCCGGAACCGGCGTCACGTCGGGCGTCTGGTCGAGTTCACGCTGGTCGCCGAGGTGCCCTTCATCTTCGGGATGCCCCGAGAGGTCACCGTCCCGCCGATCCAGCCGCTCGTCATCCAGGATGTCCCCTACAACCTGGTGCCGTACGCCTCGGCAGAGCTCGCTGGCGCAGCCACGGTGGTCGCGCGCAACTACTCGACGAACCCGTCGCTCGAGGTGGACGCCACCGGCTGGACGCACGACCGCTCGGGCGCGATCACGGCAGGCATGGTCACGTCCGGCCGGGTCACTGGCGAGCTCGCGGCCGTCGGCACGGCCTCCTATCGAGCCGTCTTCACTGCCTCCTCGAGTGGCTCGGCCGGCATCTTCTGGATCGACCACCAGGTCACGATCTCAGGCGCGACGAACACGCGATTCTCGGCGAACATCTGGGCGGCCGAGGTGGTCATGTCCGGATCGCCGAACCGCGGCAATCTCGACGTCCAGCTACTCTGGCGCAACGGCACCACGGTGCTGCGCACGGACACGCTGGGCACCATCCCGGTCGACGGCGGCTCGATCTCCGCAAAAAGCATCGCCCCGCCAGCGACGGCGAACAACGTGCTCATCCGAGTCCGGGCTAACATCAACTCGTTCACCAGCGGCAACGTCGTCCGGCTCTACGCCGACGCGGCCGCCATCACGGTGCCGTAAGGGGGAGTCATGGCCACTGGGATCGCGAACTTCCCGAACCGCCCGTACAAGCTGCGGATTGAAGTCTGGTTCAACTGGCAGTCGGGCCGCAGCGCCTCTGTCCACGTTGAAGTCTGGATCGACGGCTGCCACGGCTCGTGGTCCAACTCCGGCTCCTCGTTCGAGGTCTACGTCGATGGCGTCGGCCGTGTCGCCGCCTGGTCCGGCGGCTTCGACTTCCGGAACAAGTGCAACATCCTGATCCACGCCAGCGACCACAACGTGTGGACACCGGTCAACGGTGACATCGGCGCACAGGCGTACGCGAACTACAACGTCCTCGGCTACACCCAGGTCGGCGCTGTGCACGATGGCGCGGCCGCATCCCCGCCGCCCGCACCGCGCCTGGTCGAGTTCCGGAACATCACCACGACGGGCATGACGGCCCAGTTCGTCAACCAGGGCGACGGCGGCTCGCCGATCACCGGCTGGCAGTACCAGCTGTGGACCGATCCGAGCTTCAACGGCGCGGGTGTCGCCAGTGCTCCCGGCGATGGCATCATCGTCCGCAACGACCTCACCCCTGGCACGAACTTCTACTGGCGCTTCCGTGGCCTCAACGAGGCTGGCACTGGCGCCTGGTCGCCGACGTACACACAGGCGACGCTGCCCGCCGTCGCGCCGGGGATGGTCCTCGCGCCGAGCCTCTCGGGCGCGGCGATGCAGGTCCAGCTGTCGCCGCCTGGCGGCACCTCCGGTGTCACGAAGTACACCGTGGAGTACCGCATCGGCACCGGCACGGCGACCGTGGTCGAGAAGGCAAACGGCCCGATCGATGTCGCCGGTCTGACGCCCGGCACCGTCTACCAGTGGCGCGCTTCCGCGTGGATCGGCACCTACCAGTCCCCGTGGACCGCATGGACGCCGCTGCAGCAGCCGAACCCGAACACCAACCCGGGCGACTATTTCGACGGCGCGACCGCGGCGCGCGCGGACCTCACCTTTGGGTGGGTCTCGACGGCGCACGGCTCCGTCTCGGAGGCGCGCGGCGTGCTCGCCACCGGCTGGGAAGCTACGGTTTCCGGGGCGCTCACCACGACGGCGCCGTACCGCGTCACCGGTGGAGACTTCGGCAGCTACTCTGCGCGCGTGGACATCCTGACGGCGAGCACCGCGGCCGGGCAGCTGATCGCTGGACAGTCTGCCGCGAGCCTCTCGTACCGCTCGGAGGTGGAGGAGGGGTCCGTCTACGTGGGCTCGATCCACGTCGCGATCAGCCGCTCGCAGCGCGGGGCGGCTCAGCTGCGCTTCTACAACGGCGCCGGCGTGGCCGTGGGCAGCGCCGTCGTGGGGACTGCGCAGGTAGTCCCGGCCCTCGAGTTCACGCGCCTCAGCGTCTCGGCTCCGGTCCCTGCCGGTGCCGAGACGGCCGTGGTCACCTTTACGGATGTAGCCGGCGCGGGTTGGTCGGTCTGGCTGTCCGGCGAGTACATCCTGCTCGACGGCGCGATGATCTCGCTCGGCACCCTGTTCCCCTACTTCGACGGCAGCTTCGCGAACGACCTCGTCAACGGCTGGGACTACGTCTTCCTCGGAGCGGACCACGCATCGCCGTCGCGCCGTGACGTGATCCCGGTGAGCGAGATCGACCCGCTCGCCGATCCGGACTGCCCTGCCCCGCCAAAGCCTCCGGCCCTCCCCACGATCACGACGGACTGCATCGAGGAGGTCGGCACCTGGCGGCAGTACGCCTTCGCGATCAACGCCGGGGATGTCCCCCTGTGGACCTCGACCCTACCGACGCTGATCCTGAAGACGAGCGCCGCGCAGGAGCGCCAGGTGCGCATCCGCTACTTCGCGAACCCGAACGGCCTGGCGCCGGAAGAGGTCGTGGGCAACGGGTTCTGGGAGGCCGAGCAGATCCTCACCTACCTGCCGGCGAACACCGAGCTCACGCTGGACGGCGTCGGCCGGAAGGCGACGGCGTCGGTCGCCGGCGGCGAGGTGCTGCCCGCCAACCAGCTGCTCTACGGTACCGGCGGAGCACCCGCGACCTGGCCGGAGCTTCGCTGTGGAGTCGGCTACGTCGTGTCGCTGGACGTCCCTCTCGACGCCCCAGCGGGTAACCTCTCCTCGAGGGTCGTGCTCACTCAGCGCATGTGACCCGGAAGGGTTGGAGATGCCACAGGCAGCCACGTGCGTCACGAAGCACTCCGCGTTCATCGTCGATCGAGGCGGGAAGCGCCGCATCTCCCCGATCATCGACCTGTCTCAGGTGCAGTGGTCGCGGACTCGCGACGGCATCTCAGAGGCGATGATCCGCGTGGAGGGCGACGCCTGCGATCGGCAGATGCCGATCATCGAGGCGACACGGTCGAAGCGCCACGAACTCGTGATCTACCGGGGCGCAGACCGCGTCTGGGAGGGCCCGATCTCTCGCATCGCAACCGAGACCTGGGGGGCCGAGCTCCACGCGAAGGACGTGCTCTGGTATCTCGAGGGGCAGCCGATGACGCAGGACTGGGACAACCGCTACCAGTCGATCGCGGGCCCCACTGAGGTGTCGACGCGCCTCGAGAACATCATCGAGTACGAGCTCGCGCACTCGCGCACCCAGTTCTACTCCGAGGGGATCGACGGTGCGGAGGAGGCAATAGTCGAGTTCATCGCGCTCGGGGGCACCGCCGAGGCTGTCCTGGGTGGCTGGAACGTCACTGTCCCCGCGCTCGAGGGGACCGGCATCCCGACCCTGCCATCGATCAACGTGCTGCCCTTCCTGGATGTCCGGCACTACGCGAACGAAGCTCGCACCTCGGCGCGCACGATGCCGTACGAGATGAACGTCATGGATCACCTGAAGTCGATGGCCCGGACGTCGGGCATCGACTTCACCACGGTCGGGCGCAAGATCATCATCTGGGACGTCTCTCGCCACCTCGGCATCCTGCGCACACTCACCTCCGCCGACTTCTTCGCAAACGTGCTGGTCACCGAGTACGGTGCCGATCACACCCAGTCCGCCTTCGTCGTCGGCCAGGAAGGGCTCTACGGCTCGGCCCTCAATGTGAAGAACCTGGCGTACTACGGGGCCTGGACGAAGATGTTCACCGTCTACAACGAGGACGCCACGGCGCAGCCGACCCAGGGCGACCTCGACTCCCAGGCCGACCGCAACCTCTCGGGCCGCTCGCCGGTGCCGATCGAGGTCCGCATCCCCGACTCGAGCTCGTTGATCCTCTCGGACACGCTCACGATCAACGAGCTCGTCTGCGGCGTGCAGATCCCGCTGCGCGCCTCGTTCAACGCGCGCGAGATCTCGCAGATGCAGAAGCTCGACCACCTGGTGGTCACCGAGACTGCCGAGACCGAGAACGTCCAGGTCACCCTGACGCCGGCAACGCGCCCCGACTCGGACGTGGAGGAGTGACGTGAGCAACGACTCTGTACGTCGCAGCCCGGCGGGCTTCCTGCAGGATCACGAGGACCGCATTGGCCGCCTCGAGCGCGCACTCGTGCGCGCGGTGCCTGGCCGCCTCTCGTCGGACGGACAGGAGACGAAGGACTGGAACCTCGCGACGGAGACCGGCTTCTACTGGTGCACCAACACTGCGGCCAACAAGCCGATGAACTCGAGCTTCCAGACGGGCGTCGTCTACCGCAACAGCCAGCCCGGCTTCCTGCGCATCGTCCAGGAGGTGCGACAGCCGAGCAGCTACCTCACATCAGGTGGCGCTGGCCAGACGTCCAACTCGAACATCACATGGACCCGCGTCGGCTTCCGTGCGAACGAATCTGAGCCCTGGTCGTGGACGATCTGGCGGCGCACCGATAAGAAGATGGCGCCGACCACGAGCCTCAACATCACCTGGGATCACCCGCGGGCGCGCGCCACGCTGAATGCCGGCACGAAGTTTTGGAGCTTCAACGGCATCTTCACTTCCGACTTCCGGCTCTACCGGATCAACTTCGAGTTCTTCACCGGGCAGACGAACGGCGCCTGGTTCCGACTCCGGAAGAACGGGGTCGACGAGGCGAACAACCACTACAACTGGCAGACGCTCTACATCGCCGGCACCGGCACGCCCGCTGGGGCGCAGGGCGTCGGCAACACCGGGACATACCCACCGAACGGCGCGCAGGGATTCAACGGCTACATCGAGGTGTCGAACCCGATGTACACGCTCGGCACCCAGACGCAGAAGCAGATCCGTGGTCACTGGAACTCGTTCGGCGGCGCGAGCGTGGCAATCGTGCAAGGGCAGCTGGGCAATCACGACACCGAGGCGTACGACGGGTTTACGCTGGCCCTGTCGGACGCGGGGCTCGCCGGCGTCACAGCAGAGTCGCAGTCATGGATCACGGTGGAGGGTCTGGCATGACCGGTTTCAGCTTCGAGGTCGAGGAGATCCCGCCGGAGCGCTCGGTGCAGTGGTTCTGCCCACAGGCTTGCGGGGCAGCCGCCTCGGGCACCGAGTCCGCGGTCCGCTACTTCGCTGAGCAGCACTTCATCATCGGCTGCTCGGTCGAGGCCGATTCACCCGGTGAATCAGCCGAGCCGACGCCGGAGGAGCCGATCGCGAACGACCCCCCAGCTGTCATCGACGCCCCCGTCGAGGCATAACCCAACGGAAGGAAACCCTCATGGGCAACTACGCCCTCCCCACGAACACCGACTACATCTCGAGCGACTACTGGGATCACCGACGCCGGCGGCCGCCGAGCTCTGAGGCTGGCACCGACTTCGGCTGCGCCTACGGCTCGCCGATGTACGCGCCGTTCGACGGCACCGTGGTCGACGTCAAGCACTCCAACAGCGGCGCGATGGGCCGCTACGCGAAGATCAACCTCGACGACGGCAAGGGCACCCGCGGCATCCACGGTGCCGAGATCTGGGTCGCCGTCGGCCAGCGAGTCCACCGCGGCCAGCAGATCGGCCTGACCGGCGCGAGCGCGAACGGCAACAACTGGGGCGTCGGCGCCCACATTCACCAGACGCTCTGGGAGACGTGGGACTACCGCTTCGGCGACGGCGCCACGATCAACTTCATGGACTATGTCGGCCCCGTCTCGGTGGCTGGCCACCAGCGCGTTGTCGGCGCGAACGGCGCGAATGCGCGCTCGGCGCCCCAGGTCGGCGCAGCGAAGATCGAGACGCTGCCCCCGGGCACGATCGGCGACTTCAACGGCTGGATGCGCGGCGATACCGTCGAGGGAAACAACGTCTGGTTCCGCGGCGCACACTCGGGCAACTGGTTCTGGTCGGGTGGCTTCACCGACTCGGGAACGCACGACCTCCCGGACCTCAACCCTGCACCCCCGGCGATCCAGCCGGATCAGCGCAAGGTCGGCCCGAACGGCGTGCGCGGCCGCAAGGATGCGAGCACCGCGGCCGAGGTCACCCAGAACCTCGACCCAGGGTCGGTGTGGCACTTCAAGGCGTGGAAGCACGGCGAGGGCGTCGAGGGGAACACGGTCTGGTTCCAGGGCCGCGACTCGGGAGACTGGTTCTGGTCGGGCGGCTTCGAGGATCGAGACACCCACAACCTGGTCGACGCGAACCCGCCGGCGCCACCGGCGTCCGCGAACCGCGTCGTCGGCGCGAACAGCGCCAACGTGCGCGCCGTGCCGTGGCTCACCTCGCCGTCGGTGGCGAGCGAGGTGCCCGCGGCCGCGGTCGAGGTCGTCGGCTGGGGCAAGGCTGAAGTCGTCGAAGGCAACGGCGTCTGGTTCATGCGGAAGGACCAGCGGTGGATGTGGTCGGGCGGCTTCACGTCGGCCTCCACCGAGGGCCTGCCCGAGATGGCTGTACCGCCGAAGCCGGACGCCGGCTCGATCGACCAGCTGAACAACCCAGCCGGGCTCGTCATGTACCCGCCTGTCTGGGAGGGTGCGGACTTCGGTCTCGAGGCGCCGCTCGGCTTCCAGGAGGACGGCTCGCGCGCGGTGCGCACGGAGAAGGGTAAGGAGAAGACGCCGACCACCGGCATCATCTCCTTCCTGGGCCTGCACTGGACCGGCGTGACGCCGGACCAGCTGTACTACTTCTCGACGAAGAACGACCGCGACGTCTGCCCTTCGTACTACACGCGCACGAGCGGCAAGACCTTCGAGATGATCCGTCCCGGCTTCAAGCCGGCCACGACCGGCCCGGAGTGGAATTGGCGGCACATCTCGTTCGAGATGCAGATGGCCGCGACGTCGCCGACGATCTCTCGCGCACAGCAGGAGAAGGCGGCGCAGATGGCAGTCCGGATGCAGGAGGCGACGCTCCTCGAGGGCGGCATCTTCGACGGCGCGAAGATCGACTTCCTGATCTCGCGCGCCACCATCCTCGGGCACAACGAGATGCTGCCCGGCACCACGACCTGCCCAGGTCCGGACATGGACATCGACTGGATCGTGGCGCGCGCGCTCGAGATCTGGGACGAGAAGCACCCGGACGACCCGACGCCGGAACCGGACCCGGAGTGGGTGCAGCTGAAGCGGACCGAGGCCGAGGAGATGCTGGCGGCCGCGGACTATATCGCGAAGACGCTGCGTGCTTCGGGGGTCGAGAACGACTGATCAGCGGCGGTTTGTCAAGGGGCTCGGGTGTTTCCCGGGCCCCTTCCGCTAGCCTGGGCCAGACGAGGGGAACACATCGTGCGAACGTGGCTGATCATGATGGCGGCTCAGGTGTACGCCGATGTCAACCCTGATCAGCCGAGCGGCCTGACGATCGACCTGCTGAACCTCGAATGGTGGCAGTCGCTGATCGCGATCCTGGGTCTGCTCGGGCTGTCGCCGGCACCGTGGCTCCTCGGTCTCGCCGTGAACCGCATCCAGTTCACCGGCCCCGCCCGCGCCGATTTCGCCCGCCAGTTGAAGGATAAGGACGATGCACACCAGCGAGAGCTCGCCGGGAAGGACGCATACTACAGTGCCCTGTTGGTTGGCAAGGACCAGCGCTACGCTGACCTCGAGAAGGCGAACGCAGCTAACCTCGCGACAGCTGAGAAGCACGAGGCACGAGCCGATGAGCTCACCGACGCAGTTATCGAGGTCGCTGAGATCGTCCGACAGAACACGCACGTGGTCCAGTCTTTCGATCAAGTCACCCGAGAGGTGGTGCAAGATGGCCGATCAGACTCGTGACGAGTGGGAAGACCCGTATCCCGACATCGACGAGACGACGGCTTCTGTGGAGCTCCACAAGGCACAGGAGCGACTAGAGCGCGCAGAGACGGGGGAGCAGCGCACAGCCTCAGTGATCGGTAGTCTGAGGTCCGTCATCGCGGATGCGACCGTGATGCACGATCGCAATCACTACGTCGCAAGGCTGCGACCGATCTTCCGGGGTACCAACAATGCTGCCTGACCTCCTCCTCAACCTGTCACTCTCTGACGTCCTGCTCTTCCTCTGCGTGCTTCCCGCCTCCTGGTTCTGGGCCTCGTACGGCCTCGGCTCACCGTGGTGGCGCGTCAAGCAGCATGGCTGGCTGGGCGTCGTGACCTTCATGCACGCCACCGCGGTCATGCTCCTGCTGGTGCTGATCGTCTACGGCATCACGTTCGGCCAGAAGGTCGACGAACCCTACAGGGTCTCCATCTCGTCACTGCTGCTCTTCGCATTGATCTCAAAGGTGGTTATCCTGCACTACGAACGCCGGCAGGGTCGTCTCGAGCGACTGCACACCGGCCCGATCAAGGAGATTCCACATGACCGTCAAGACGCCTGACGGCACTGAAGTCGTCGTCCCCGACATCTGGTACAAGGGCAAGCGTGTCCTTCGCACCGGCCTCGCCGTGCTCGGCTCGTTCCTCACCGCGTGGGCGGCGTTCGCGCTGATCGCCCCGCAGATCCTCGCGGAGCTCGCGAAGATCCTGCCCGGATCGTGGATCGTCTGGCTCACCGGCTTCGTCGCCACCGTGACCCTGGTCGCCGGTGTCATCACCCGCATCCTCGCGATCCCGACGGTGAACACGTTCCTGACGAAGCTCGGCCTCGGCTCGGTGCCGAAGGAGGCGCTCGAGGCGGTCGTCTACCGCGAGCCCGGCCAGCATGGTGCCGAGGTCCACGTGGTCACCGAGGTGAAGCCGGACCCGAAGGCGGTCGTGGTCGAGAAGCCCGTCGAGCCTGACGGCGGCCGCGGCAATTTCGTCGGCTGACCCCAGACACAGCGAAGCCCCCGATTCACCTGGTGAATCGGGGGCTTCGTCGTACTCAGAGACGGAACCAGCGGCGCACGCCGCTGTACACGTCGTAGATCCAGATAGCGCCATTAACGACGCCCTGGCAGGCCCAGCTGCAGGTCTGTCGCATCTCCCCTCCTCTCAGTGGTCTTCCCACCCGCCGAAGTCGACCTGCTCGTCGTCCGGGCGGATCTCGGTCGGGAAGTTCTCGGTTTCGCTGAAGTCGCCCATCCATGCCTGCGGCTCGTCGATCCACGCCCCGACGACCGAGACGCCAGAACGCCCTGTAACGCGTCGACCCCCCGACCGTGTGGGGTAGGGCGGGGGTACCTCAGATCGCCGCAGAGCACCTGCGCCAGGCGTCAGCGCGAGCCGATTCCGTTCCCGGGGGGTACCGAATGCCGCCAGGAGGGCCTTTCCGACCTGGATGAACGCCTCGGCGAGCTGACGGTAGAAGTCCTGGACGACCTCGATGATCAGCTGCACGTCGCGCGCCCATCCCCCGTTCATCACGTACTCGCGCAGTCGGTCCTGCTGCGCGAAGTAGCTCTCGCGCTCGAGGCGCCGGGCCTTGCGGATGGCGCGTCCCTGGCGTCGCCTCTCAGCCTGCATTCTTCAGTCCTCCGATCTCGCGGCTCGGCGGCCGCGTCCAGTTCCCCTCACCGCGCGCGATGGCGGCCAGAGCGTTCTCCCTCATCGCGGCACCCATGACGGCGTGCCCCTTGTCGAAGACGCGCCAGGCGGTCGCCTTGCCGTCGGCGTCCCACTTCGTTGCGACCGCCGAGCCGTCGTTGCGCTCAGCGAGCTCGCGGACTGTGGGCACGTGCACCCGGTCGGTCATCGCAGCTGGCCCGTCCGCTCGAGCACGACGACGCACTTTGCGGCGAGGCCGAGCGTCGCGGCACGGCGATCCTCTGGCTCGAGGTGCGCGAACTCCGAGTCGTCGGCGAGGACTCGGGCAACCTGCATCACCCGATGATGGAACAGGGGATCCCTAGCAAAGCGCTCAGGCGCAGCCAGAAATTCAGTGCGCAGCTGCAGGTCAGCCTCGATCTGACCTGCGAAGATGCGGGCCATCTGCTCGTCTGTCGTCATGCCGCCCTCCCGAGAGCCTCAGTGATGCGCTTGCGCCTGGCGCTCTCGGCGTCCAGGCACATGCGCTCATACTCGAACATCTTCGCCCTCTCGAGGGCTCTCGCGACAGACGCCAGCTGGATACCCAGCGCCTCCGCGACGAGCTCGGGTGGTGTCCCCCACCCGAGCAGGGCCGCCGCCTCCTCGGCGACGACCCCGTCGGCGTGCATCGTCATAGCTCACCTCGCAAGGCAAGACGGACAGCCCCCTCGGGACCGCCGTACTGAAACTGATCAGCGAACGACTTCAGGTGGTCCCCGCAGAGCGTCGTCCCGCTGACCGTGAAGGGAGCGGCGTTTCGCTTCCCCTGGATCGCGCAGGGGACGCACCGCAGGTCGTTGGTCATGCGAGGATCCGGTCTCCGAGTGAGAGGCCGGTCGTCGTCACGACCGAGGGGAGTCGCTGGGCCAGGACTGCGGCCGCACTCTCGGCGTACTCCTTCCGGACGTACGCCAGCGTCAGGTGCGGCTTGTAGTCCGGGTAGGTGTCGATGTGCGGCAGTAGTGACAGCGCCTTGTTCCACTGGCGCAGCGGCTCGTCGTCGATCCGAACCACGATGCAGGCGTAGCCGAGAGGTTCGGGCACGTTCGGCTCAGGGAAGATCTCGACGTCCCCGAGCCGGAGGCCGACCCCGGGCTGGTAGTCCGCCATGAGGGCGGCTACCGCCGGCGCCATCTCCGGGTCGTGCGCGGCGCGGAGGAATCCGTACTTCACCGTGACGTGGGCCCCCGTCTCGGCGACCGGACCTTTCACCCACGTCCACTTGTGGCCCTCGGGGGCGTGGACGTAGAAGTCGTCGGTCACGTTGCCGAGCATCTCGGAGATGCGGAGCGGTTCGACCTCGAGCATCACGCACCCGAGGTTCGACGGGTCGACCCCCAGCGTGGCGAGGATTGGAGCAGCGTCGTGTGCGTTCATGAGATGCCTTCCTGCTGGATCTTGTGGAGTCGCTCGTGAATGAGGTCGAGCATCGCCTTGTCGGTCATCTGCGGCGCGTGGTCCTCGAATGCAGTGAGGATCTCGGCCGCGACCTCCCGGCGCGTGCGCTTCCGCATCTGGCGGAGCGTCTCACGGCGCTCGAACCACCGCTTCAGCGGCCGCGCCGCCACGTCGAAGACGTAACGCACGCCATCGCGGTGCGAGTCGACCATGATCTGGTTGTAGTCGCCGGTGAGTGCCGCGACAGCGAGCGCCCACCGGAGTGCCCAGGGGGCCTTCATCACATCACCTTCCCGCCGTGCTTGTGCCCGCGGGTGGCGTTGAATGCGAGCTTCCGCTCGAACTCGTACGCCAGGTTCACGCCGCGGCGCTTGCATGTGTCGAGGAGGCGGACCAGGACGTCAGCTGCCTCCGAGCCGAAGCCCTCGGGCTTGACCGGGGTCTCGTCGACCTGCGTTGCAGTCTGGTCGGCGAGCCCGCCGTCGCGGTATGCCTCGAGCATCTCCGACACTTCGGAGTGCAACAGCGCGATGTCGTCGCCGACCGTGCGGTCATCCTCGAACCAGCCGTTCGCCTGGTTCACGGCGAAGACGTCCGCCTCGGCATAGCCGAGCGCTGTCGCAAACGACGACCGCACGGCGAAGTCGCGATCAGCAAGGGGGTTATTGCTCATGTCGTGCTCCTTCTGCCTCAGATGAGGCCGTT